CGTACCAGTGGATGCTTATATCATCTATGCCTGTAGCGGTAAGTTTAAAACGTTGGTTCGAATCCAACCGTCAGTACGGGAGTGTTAGCAGTAGAGTTCAGCTTAAGAATGGAAGTGGTGAGCACTTAAAAATGAGTCCACAAGATGTTAAGCCGTTTATTCAGTTTGAGGGCGATAAAAACTGAAGCGTTTAGGAGAAAAGTCGCTTGATAAAATGAACCCATGGTGTTAGTAGGATTGATCCCCTCTTCCATGTAAAAAAATGTGACGAATGTCCCAAGTTCGTCACAACCTGCGGGAGTAGCTCAATTGGTAGAGTTCCAGCCTTCCAAGCTGGCTGTTGAGGGTTCGAATCCCTTCTCCCGCTCAAATGGGCCTGATGCCGACGGCAGGTCGACTGATTTGCAATCAGATCGTTTGGGTTCGATTCCCACAGTGTCCACAATAATTAGATGGTCGGTTCATCTAGGGGTCAGGATACAAGGTTTTCATCCTTGTCACACGGGTTCGAATCCCGTACCGACTACACCCTGTCAAGGTAGATAGGTAAGTTAGGTAATGCGTAATGTGAAAATGGTATCACACCCTGAAAACGCCACGGTCCATAAGCTCTTGGATGCGAGAAGTCATAAAGGTTGCATCGTTGCAGGTTCGAGTCCTGTCCTGACTACACGGTTCGGTTCATCACCGAATAGTATGTCCAATACGATGAGAAGCAGGGTGATACCTTGTATGGAACTTCTGATAGGGAAACGCTCTATCCGGTTTGACTAACCGCGGGGAATATCAAAGGGGTATAAAGAACAACGTATACTTCACAAGTCAAATTTAATTTAATTAGAGTTATGAAAAAATTTGAAGATTTAGAATTTGATAAAATATCAGATGAACCATTTATGTCAGGTGTTCGTTCTCGAATGATGTTTGAAAATGGATATGGTGTTAGTGTTGTATCTCACACATATTCATATGGTGGAAAAGATGGTTTGTTTGAAATTGCAGTTTTAGATAAAAAAGGTGAATTAACTTACAAGACACCTGTAACAAATGATGTAATTGGTTATTTAAAACCTGAGGAAGTTACAGAAATTATGGAGCATGTGCAGAAATTGTAAAAAATTATTATTATATTTGTACTATGACAGAGGAAGAAAGAAAGGCAATAGACAACATAATGGACTGGTTCGATTTCGACAAGGTTCATAAAACGATGAGGGCTCTTCGTTGGGAATGGATAGGTGCTGAAGAGAAGATCCCATGTCAAGGTGAAATTAGAGAAAAAGCAAGACGGATGCTAACTGAGTCCATTGAAACTCAAATGAGTATCGGATCAGGGGGACTTCAAGTAACCTACATCCCTGGTGAAGGATTTTTAAAACTTGAATTTGTAGTATCCGAATGGGATGCTTTGATATAAAAATAGGTCCATTGGTGTAGTGGCTAACATTCCACCCTGTCACGGTGGAGCCGCGAGTTCGATTCTCGCATGGACCGCAAAAAATTGTATAATTGTTTAACTTAAAATAAAAAAAAACACATGGCAACAAAATCAGGAAACAAAGGACGTTACATCTGTAAAGTAGGACACTTCGACATCTATGCGAAAGACACCCTTAAACCAGCTAAAGCAACAAAATTCAAATGGTTAAAAGGTGAGGTTAAAGCAACTGAGTATGTTGTGTACCACTCTAAAAAAGTTGTTGAGAAAGGATTTAAAACTAAAGATTTGGCGGTTGCTAAAGCTACAGAGTTGATGGAAAAACACATGGTGAAAGCATAATTTCACTTGGTCCTATAGCTCAGTCGGTCAGAGCAAATGACTCATAATCATTAGGTCCTTGGTTCGAGCCCAAGTGGGACCACTAAAATTAAAAATATGAATAAAGTAAAAAGTTTTTTCAAATCATTTATTTCGGTACTAATTGTTATGTTGGGTTCATACTTAACTAGCTTTTACATGAAAAATGAGATTAGTTTTACTAGTGTGTTTTGTGGAATTGTAGGATTTTTTATTGTTTTTCCAGCAATAAAAAAATGGGAGGAAATATTGTGGGGATCCGATGCTAATAAGGAATAACTAAATGCTAAAAATATTCAGTTTTACTACACCTTAAACACGATTTATTCGTCTTTATAATAAACAATTATACCATGTCTTACTCAGAACTTTTAGCAATTGCAATCCCTGTATGTTTATCACTTTATGTGATTTATAATTGGTTTACTTTTAAAGATGAGTGATAATTTGGACATATTTGTGATATTTATAGTAAAATAAACCTTAAATAGTTTACTATGAAACTAACAAAAGAACAATTATTGGGTATCGTTAGACACGCCGTTACATTCATCGGTGGTATCCTTGTAATGAAAGGAATAATTGACGACTCAATAGTTCAAGAAATCTTGGGTGGTGCTACCACATTGGCAGGTGCCATTTGGTCTATTGTCGATAAAAACAAGGCTTAAACTTTATTATTTTTAAAATTAAAAACCCACCACAAGTGGGTTTTTTTGTTGGTCATAATATTTATTGAATAACTATGGAAAATTTTGCATCAGTTGCGGTGGCATTTATTACAGGGGTTATTGGTCCAATCGCAGTTTTATATATTAAACACGTATTGGATTCAAGAAAAAAGAAACCTGATATGGTGATGGACACCCTGAGAGTTAGTGAACTAATCAATCAGAAAATAGATCATATCAGAGACGAGTTCAATGCTGATAGAGTATGGATCTCACAATTTCATAACGGAGGTAATTTTTACCCAACAGGAAGATCTATGGCTAAGTTTTCAATTATGTATGAGGCGGTTAGTGCAAATGCAACATCAGTCCAATCTAATTTCAAAAATATTCCTGTAAATTTATTTTCAAGATCAATAAATCAACTCCTACAAAATGATGTTATTGAGGTTGCGGATTTTAAAGACGAAACAATTGCAACCTATGGATTAAAGTACGTTGCGGAAGAAACAGGATGTAAATCTTCTTATTTATTTGCAATCAAAACTATTGAGGATAGATTTATTGGTATTTTATCTGTAGAGTTTACAAAGAGAAAGACAAGATTGGATATGGAGGATATTAACCATCTCCAAAACCACGCATCTTCTATTGGTGGAGTTTTAATGACTTATTTGGCCCAATAAAAAAAATTCATTACCTTTACGGTATGAATATTTTCTTTTTAGACTTCGATACTAACAAATGTGCAAAATATCATTGCGACAAACATGTTGTTAAAATGATATTAGAAACCGCACAACTTTTATGTGGTGTTCACCATGTAACCAGTAACGATACGTCCAATATACCATACAAGTTATCACACAAAAATCACCCATGTGCCATTTGGTCTCGAGAGTCTTTATCCAACTATCTTTACTTATGTGATTTTGGTTTAGAGTTGTGTAAAGAATACACATATCGATATGGTAAAAGACATAAGTCACAAGATGTTATAGAATGGTGTGTCACAAACTTACCAAATATTTGTGACAAAGATTTTACCACTCCTCCTAAAGCGATGCCTGATGAATATAAGGTTGATGATGTAATTGAATCTTACAGAAATTACTATCGAGGTGCTAAAAAAGATTTCGCAAAATGGAAAAATAGAGAAATACCTGAATGGTTTTGATTAGTTGTAATATTTATAATAAATTACAATTAATTGATGTTAACAAAAAAACAAGTATTAATCGAAGCCCAAAACGGTAAGTTATCGGGATTAACTCCAATTGGATCTGGCCATCAGTTAAATAGTGAAGCGGCAAATGCTTACTCTGAAATGGTTAATGCAGCAAAAAAAGATGGAATAAGTTGGGGTATTACGGATTCATACAGACCTTATGAAATCCAAGACAAAATATTTGATTGGAAATATTATAAACTTTCGGGTAAAAAAAGAAAAAAAGGTACTTCAAATACTCCTGTTGCTTATCCTGGCACATCTAATCATGGTTGGGGGAGTGCTGTGGATCTTAAAGTAAAATATGGTGATCCGGCACATAAATGGTTAACCCAAAACGCATCAAAATTCGGATTCTCTAATCCATTTAAAAATCCAAGAACCGAACCTTGGCATTGGGAACATAAATCAAGTGCTCAAGGTATGAAATCAGGTTCGGATGTTTCTGAACCAACTCAAAAAGGAAAGTCATCACCTTCTGATGTTGATTTATCAAATTTAGCAATTAATCAAAACGCATATAAGGGAGAAGCAAAGTCAAATATTGATATGATTATCGATAAACTTAAAGATAAAGGTATAACTAATCCGATACCTGTTTTAGGTATATTGGCAACTATAGGTAAAGAGAGTGGATTTGTACCAAAAAATGAAAAAGGATATTGTGGTACTGACGACAGTAGAATCATACAGATATTCAAAGATAGAGGACAAAGATGTAAAAAACACAAGTGTGATGATGAAAAATTCTTTGATTGTGTTTATGGAAGGAATTCAGGTATTAAATTAGGTAATACAGATCCTGGTGATGGATACAAATATAGAGGTAGAGGGTTCAATCAAATAACAGGTCGAGCTAACTATCGTAAATATGGTTTTGAGGGTAATCCTGATGATTTAAATAATCCTGAAGGGGCTGCAGATGCAATGATCAATTTCTTAGCACCAGAGGGTTCGGCATTAAATGATAAGTTTGAAAACGTAGATGATGCTGTAAAATACTTTGTCACAAAAAATGCCGGTGGACAAACCTCATCAATGGGAGAAAGAAAAGCAAATGAAGTTTTAGCTAATTTCCAAGTTGGGGGTCAATCTTCAGATTCAATATCTTCAGATTCAATATCTTCAGATAATTTAGCAAAAACAGATAGTAAATCATCTGGTAAAGACGACTCAAAATTAAATGTTTTGGATCTTATGGGATTAGGAGGTCTTAACGCCATGATAAGTTTGGCAAGAGGTGATGAGGAATCGTTCAAAAAAGATATCGCAAAACAGGAAGCCCTACAAGAACAAACAGACAGAATCAAAGATATTATTAAAAAAATATTGTAACTTTCTTGACCAATAGAAGTATTTATATTACATTTTGAATATAAAAACAAAAAACGATGAGTGAGGAAGTAAAAGAAATCGAAATGTATTCGTATATTGCAAACGGTAAAACGCTTTGGACATCTAACGAGATTTTTGCACAAATAAGAGCGAACTTCTACGGGACCAACAAAGTTTATGTTGAAACTACACAAGTAAACGAAGAAAATTAAAAAAAATACCACAAAGGGCTTGACAGATCAAAATAAATGTCTTAACTTTGTAAAACAAATCAGGAAAAGTCCTGAAACGTTCTTTGAAAAAATAGATTATCCGTTCAGGAAAAGTTTTGTCAGATTCTTTGACAAGTGATTGAGATGTAAGTCTCTTCTTGGAATGATAAAGATATTGGGCCGTGTATAGTCCATAAAATAAACTACGAAAGTAGGATAAAGTGAGTCGGAAGTGTAACCGATTTGCGCCTTGAGTAATCGAGGTCGAGTACACAAGCGGGATACCGCTTAAGCTTGAGTACCGAGGGCAACGCTGTAGGGAAACTGGTTAAGTGATTTGGCGATGTGGGTCGTCTGATTGAGGTGGGAACACCAATAGGAATAACCCGTAGGGATATTGCAAAACATGAAGTTATCCGATTTCATTATTGCGTGTTCCAATACAAAAGGGTACTTAAAACCGAAAGGTATGTTAGTGTACAGGTGGTGCTGTTATTAACCTTGATAAACCTCTACCAAGGGGTTGATCTCGAAGTAATCTTAAAGTATGGAGATGGGGACATTTCAAGGAGTAGTTGAGTATTTCGTTGTTCAAAAGATAGCGAAGCCCGTGACGGACCACTACTTCTACAATCCACGACACAAAAACTTATGGAAGTTGATATTTTCCAATATGAAACTACAGTAAGCAAAAGTGTCCGTCAGGTAACAGTGAAAGGTGACTACATAGTAATGAGCCGTTCATTGCACGAAAGGATCGCAAGTCTGATCGTATTCTTACCAAACACCTCTAGTCCCGCAAGGATGAGTTGGGGAGGCATCCTCGAAGAGAGTCGAGTAATAAGAGAGTAACTGTTATCTCAAGGAGTGGTACACCTAAAAGACCGTCACTGAGAAATACTTCTCAAAAGGAAGTGGATAGGAGTAGAAACAATAATGACTCTAAAGGTTCTCAATCAAACGTGTAATCTCAGCGTTTTATTTCTTTTATAGAATGGAGCTAACCGGTAAAAAATTTAGGGACGATGTGAATCGATCCCTTTTTTTATGCCCTAAATTTTACCGTATAAAAAAACCCCATCCGAAGATGAGGTTTAGTTGGTGGAGGCGGAGGGACTCGAACCCTCGTCCAGCTTATCCTGTCAGATAAGGACTACATGTTTAGGTTGGTATTTTCTAATACCCCAAAATAGTTGATTTGTTCTTCACCATCGTAAATCAACAACCAATGGTTACCATTCGATTTAGGGTTCAATAGTAATCCACCACAACTACGACTTCTGTTGCTAGGTTATATGTCTGCCGACCCCCCGTTTCCGAACTTATCTTAAGCTACAGTAACTTCAGAACCTCTTACTAATCCAAGAGTTTCCATTTTGTTTAGCACATTGCCAGTTGTTTTCTAAGTCAGTTTTTAAAGAGATTAACTCAGTCCCTACATGCCCTTATTCCTCAGCCAATACCTGTCAAATCCAAAAACGCCCCCATATGTCAAATAACTTCTATACAAATATAATACAAAGATTTGTATTATCCAATATATTTATAAATATATGAAAAAAAGACTTCTTATTGAAAATGATGTTCCTGAAATGACGGACTTTCAAAAAATCCTTCTTTTAAACAAAAGAAAGTTGTCTCCTGATGATGTCGAATTCATAACTAAGGATTATGACATTGATTTAAATAAGGTTCAAATTAAACCTGATGGTTTATTATTTGATTTTGAAGATTTAGAACAGTTTTTGAAATTTTTTCATTACCCTGCGTTTGAAGAAGGATCTGACGGTGAGTGGGATGCTATTAACTATGATCGTATGTATTATGGTTCTTACGATTTTTATGATTCGTGCCAAGAACGAGCATATGATGATTGGCAAGAAGGATATACTTTAGGTTATCTTTGTGGTGAAGCAAAAATCAGATTAAGAGAATTACTTAAAATAATTGCACCTAACCTTGTTGATAATATTAAAGAAGACGGTAGTAGAATTGATGATGAAAGTCAAATAACTTCAGTATTGGACAAATACTTTCAAAATATTGGAGATGAAATGGATGACATTATATGTTCTGCTAAATCAAATGCAACTGAAGAAGGTGCTAAACAAGAAATACAAAAGGTATATTGTGATACATTAAGTGACTTTGGAGTTGAGAAATGGGGTAAGTGGTGTTTTGGATTATATTTTATAAGTTGGGGTAATCTAGTTCAGTTATTTGTTGAGGATGGTGAATTTGATGGAAAAGCCCTTGATTTGTTAATACAAAAAATTGAAAAAAAATTTAGACATTCTCTTCCTGAACATTATGAGATGGAATATTATGTAATGGATAATGAAATGTTTGAATCTCAATCCTGTGAAAAATTGGTAAATTTAATTGATGAGTATATAGAAAGGGCTCAAGAAGAATTTTCTCCTGAATACTCAAAAACTATGGATAAACTTAGTGCATTAGGTCTTTTTCAAAATAGCGGTGTAAAAATACCAGGTCAAACAAATATGTTTATCAGAGTTGAGGAAGTTGATCCTGAAACCTTAAAAGTAAAATATATAGTAGGTAGAAATTCTTACTTTGGGGATCGTCAGTATGGTTTATCAACTCCTAATGAAGTAATTACAATGGCAACTCAGCCAGGTCTATTTAAACCAACTGAGTTTAGAATCGCTCCGGGTCAATTAAAACGATAACGCTCTTTTAGAATCTCGTATAACTTGTACCCATCCTCATCATCGATATAGAATTGATTTTCATCATAGATATCTGCAATTATAAACCCATCTTTTTCCTCAATCACATCAATAGATGTTAGTTGGTGAATATCATCGTAGAATGGACTTTCATCATCAAACAAAGTTGTTGTGGTAGTTGTTGGTTTTGGTTCCGTTTTGAATTCGTATTTTTTTAACCCAAGATCCTCAACCATATTTTTACCTGCCTGAATTGATCTCTCAACATCATCAATACAAACGAATTCATTTGCTGTGTGCATGTTATAATAACCACAAGACATGTTGATACAAGATAGGTCAGATAGTTGTTTAATCATCATGATATCTGTGTATGGGTGAGACTGAACCATCATTTCATTACCAAATCCTTTTGTGATTGATCGAATTGCTGTATTGAAAAACTCACCATCTTTATCAAATAATACGGTTCCCATACAAGAGTATGAAATTAAGTGATCGCCAGGTGCATCGTATTGAGTACAATAACCAACATCTTTTAAAAACTCTTTATTTACCAATTTTGATCCATGACAACCTGTTTCTTCTGATACAAAAAATGCAACTTTGACTTTATCTAACTGACGGAGTAATTCTAAACAAATGTAGATACCACATTTGTCATCACCACCAATACCTGTCGGTCTCCCATCTTTGTCGTAGGCTTTTAAACACAATACTTGTTCTTGACCAAAATCTTTTCCAAATGTATATGGACGGAGAAGGTATTCTTCTTTTACATCAATAAGGTCAACAAGTTCGTGAACTGTGTCTGTGTGAGAAATGAACATTGGGTAAAATTCCCCTTCACCCAATGTTCCTTTAACCGCATATATGTTATTATGTTCGTCACAAGTAAGAGTAACTCCATCCATATCCCCAATGGTAGAAATTAAATACTCTACCATTTTACTTTCCTTATAGGTCTTGGTAGGGACAGATAGGAGTTCTTTAAATTTATTTAGATCCATTTCAAATTGTTTCCACAAAGATAGTTGAATAATTGTTAATAAAAAAATTATTCTTTCTTTTTTCTTGTTTTTTTAACTTTTTCTTCTTTATTAGAAACAACAACCTCATCATTCTCAACTTTCAAGACATAGTCTTTATTTTCTTCGATCTCCATCATCAAGATTTTTTCAGAAATTAAATCCTCAATTTTATCTTGGATTGCTCTTTTGATTGGTCGAGCTCCAAATGTTTCATCAAATCCCACTTTAGAAATGTAATCGATTAGATCTTGTTCATAAGTGAAAATATATTTCTTTTCTAAGACTCTTTTTAGTAGTCTGTCAACCTCAAGTTTTGTAATTACATCAATATGTTTCTTTTCAAGTGAATTGAATATAACTACATCATCAATACGATTTAAGAATTCAGGGGCGAAGAATTTACTTAGTTCTTTTTTAAGAATTTCTCTTTTCTCTTCTTCTCTAACCGCCTCACTTTTACCTGTTTTGAATCCAACACCAGCACCAAAATCTTGTAATCTTTTAACACCAATATTGGAAGTCATAATGATCAAACAATTTTTGAAGTTGATCTTACGACCTAATGAATCCGTAATGTGACCATCATCTAACAACTGAAGAAGTGTTGAGAAAATGTCTTTGTGAGCTTTTTCAATCTCATCAAATAATACAACAGAGTAAGGTTTGTTTTTAACTTGTTCTGTTAATTGACCTCCTTCATCATGACCAACATATCCTGGAGGTGATCCGATCAAACGAGAAATAGTATGTTTTTCTTGGTATTCACTCATGTCCACACGAATCATATTATCTTCACTTCCAAAGATTTCTTTTGCCAATTGTTTTGCCAAATATGTTTTACCAACACCTGTAGATCCTAAGAAAATAAATGAACCGATTGGTTTATTTGGGTCTTTAATACCCATTCTATTTCTACGGATTGCTTTTGTAATTTTTAAAACCGCTTCTTCTTGACCAATTACTTTTGAACTCAAATTATCAGTCAAATTAATAAGATTATTCCTTTCATCAAGATTGATGTTTGAAATTGGGATTTTAGTCATGTTTGAAACAACCTCGTAAACTAATTCTTCAGGAATAGTTCTTTTACTACTTCTCAAATGTTCCTCAAATTTTTTCTTTTCTTCCTCAAGTTTTGCAATTACACCTCTTTCACGATCACGGAGTTCTGCGGCTTGTTCGTAGTCTTGTCTTTTGATTACGTTTATTTTTTCTTGTTTAATTTTGTTAGCCTCATCTTTTAAGTTCTCAATAACTTCAGGAAGTTTTATGTCAATTTGCATTCTTGCACCAACCTCATCCAAGATATCAAAAGCCTTATCAGGAAACTCACGATCTGTAATATAACGGTCCGCTAACTCAACAAATGTCCATAACGTCTCATCATCATAAGTCACTTTATGGTGATCTTCATACTTTTCCTTACTTAATTTAAGGATTTCAAAAGTTTCATCTTTTGTTGCAGGATCCACAACTACCTTTTGGAATCTTCTTTCTAATGCTCCGTCCTTTTCAAAGTTAGTTCTATACTCATCTAAAGTAGTTGCACCAATACACTGAATTTCACCTCGAGAAAGTGCAGGTTTGAAGATGTTAGATGCATCTAATGAACCTGAACTATTTCCCGCACCAACTATTGTATGAATCTCGTCAATAAACAAGATGATGTTTGGGGATGATTGAAGTTCTTCAATGATTACCTTCATTCTTTCTTCAAACTGACCACGGTATTTTGTTCCAGCAACCAAAGAATTCATGTCTAAAGAAACAATTCTTTTATCCATTAAATTCTTAGGACACTCACCATCATGAATCATCATGGCAAGACCCTCAACGATTGCAGTTTTTCCTGCACCTGGCTCACCAATAATAATTGGGTTATTTTTCTTTCTTCGAGAAAGTATCTGAGCAATCCTTAAGATTTCCTTCTTTCTACCAATTACAGGATCTAATTTACCTTCTTGAGCTAATTTGTTTAAATCCTTGCTAAAATTATCTAACACAGGTGTTCCTGAATCAGACTTTTTTTTCGCTTTATCATTTCCTTCATCCATAAATTCTAACATACTTCTATTGTTTTACATTCAAAAACTAATAAATAAATTTAGAAAAGTCCAATATTGTTATTTTGTCAGTATAAAAAAAAATATACTGACATATTGACAGGTTTTATGGAATGGCATATATTTGGTAAAAAGTGTGGAAAAAATAAACATAAAAATAAAATGATAAAAAAATGGGAAAAATAATTGGAATTGACTTGGGAACAACTAACTCGTGTGTTGCCGTAATGGAAGGCAAGGAACCTGTGGTTATTGCTAACAGTGAAGGAAAAAGAACAACACCATCAATTGTGGGGTTTATTAAAGACGGTGAAAGAAAAATCGGAGATCCTGCAAAACGTCAAGCGGTAACAAACCCTGACAAAACAATTTACTCAATTAAAAGATTTATGGGATCATCTTTTGATGAGGTTAAAAATGAAACAACAAAGGTCCCTTACAAAGTTATTAAAGAAAATAACTCACCAAAAGTTCAAATTAACGATAGAACTTATTCACCACAAGAAATCTCAGCGGCCGTCCTTCAAAAAATGAAACAAACGGCAGAAGACTATTTAGGTCAATCTGTAACTGAAGCCGTAATCACAGTTCCTGCTTATTTTAACGATGCTCAACGTCAAGCGACTAAAGAAGCTGGTGAAATTGCTGGTCTTACAGTAAAAAGAATTATCAATGAACCAACAGCCGCGGCTTTGGCTTATGGTCTTGATAAAATGTCAAAAGACATGAAAATTGTAGTATTTGACTGTGGTGGTGGAACACATGACGTATCAGTATTGGAACTTGGTGACGGTGTATTTGAGGTGTTAGCAACTGACGGGGACACTCACTTAGGTGGGGATGACTTTGATCAGGCTTTAATTGACCACTTAGTTTCCGAATTCAAAAAAGAAAATGGTATGGATATTTCAAAAGATCCTATGGCACTTCAGAGACTTCGTGAGGCGGCTGAAAAGGCTAAAATTGAGTTATCTTCTTCACCTCAAACTGAAATTAACTTACCATATGTAACTGCAGATGCAACAGGACCAAAACACTTAGTAATGACTATCACAAAATCTAAGTTTGATCAATTAACACAATCATTGGTTGATAGAACAATTAAACCTTGTGAATCCGCTTTGAAAAATGCCAAACTAAAACCATCTGATATTGATGAGATTATTTTAGTTGGTGGATCTACTCGTATTCCTTCCATCCAAGAAGCAGTTAAAAAATTCTTTGGTAAAGAACCTTCAAAAGGGGTAAATCCTGATGAGGTAGTTGCTTTGGGAGCTGCGATTCAAGGAGGTGTTTTAGCTGGTGATGTGACAGACGTATTGTTGTTAGACGTAACTCCACTTTCATTAGGTATTGAAACTATGGGAGGTGTATTTACAAAATTGATTGATGCAAACACAACTATCCCAACAAAAAAATCAGAAACATTCTCAACAGCTGCAGATAATCAACCAACAGTAGAAATACATGTTTTACAAGGTGAAAGAGCAATGGCAAGAGATAACAGAACTATTGGTAAATTCCACCTTGATGGATTACCACCAGCAAGAAGAGGAACTCCTCAAATCGAGGTAACCTTTGATATCGATGCAAATGGTATTATAAATGTATCTGCAGTTGATAAAGCAACTAACAAACAACAATCAATCCGAATTGAGTCATCTTCAGGTCTATCAAAAGAAGAAGTTGAGAGAATGAAACAAGAAGCTGAAATGAATGCGGAAGCTGATAAAAAATTAAAAGAGGAAGTTGATACTTTAAACTCCGCTGACTCATTAATTTTCCAAGTCGGTAAATCTATGGAAGATCTCGAAGGTAAAATTACTGAAGATGAAAAAACTGAAATTAATTCATCAATCGATAAATTAAAATCGGCTTACGACAAGAAAGACATTTCAGAAGTAAAAATTTTAATGGAAGAGGTTAATAAAAAATTCCAAACCATAAGTCAGAAGTTGTATGAACAAACAAACAACGCTGAAGCAACAGAAGAAGACTTTGCAAATGTAGAGTTCGAGGAAGTTAAATAATCTCTTAAATTTTAAAGTTAGAAATCCACCTTAGGGTGGATTTTTTTTTTACTCATATTTATTTTTAAATAAAAAAATTATGGCAATAACAAGTGAATTAATTAGTGGAACAACGATTTTGAATGAAATAGAATCATCAAATATTGTAAGAACTGAGTACGATACCCTTACTAAAAAAATGATTGCAGAGTTTAAAAATGGTGCGAGATATGAGTATAGTGAAGTACCACATCAAAAATATACTCAGTTTAGAATGGCAGAATCTCAAGGAAACTTCTTTAACAAAAACATTTCCAAAGCACACACATATAAGAAACTATAATTATAAAGTATTTATCTATATGAATACTTCAGATATTATAAAAAGTTTCGAATCCCAAGAAAATCTAAATCCTAAAATTTGGGAGAAGGAAGGTAAGTCATATATGATGAGACCTGAAGTAAGAGAAAAACTTTTGGAAACCGCAAACGTATTTATAGATTTTTTAGGTGTTGATGTGATTGTAACTGATATAATAATGATTGGTTCATTGGTAAATTATAACTGGTCTAAGTTTTCGGATATAGATTTACATATAGTTGTAAATTACAACCAATTCCCAAATAACTCACAAGAATTATATGTTGAATTTTTTGATTTAAAAAAAATAATATTTAACGATAGACATAATATAAAATTATTTGGGTACGACGTTGAATGTTTTGTTCAAAGCGAAAGTGAAACAACATTTAGTAGTGGAATATATTCTGTTTTATATGATATGTGGGTTAATGAACCAAAAAAATCTGAAGATAAAAAAATTGATATAGATCTTCTAAAGGAAAAGGCCAATCAGTGGATGAGAATTATTGATGGTGTTGTTGATAATATCAGTGATGAAGATCCCGATGAAATCAAACGTTTGGTAAAAAAATACAAAGAAAAATTAAAGAAATTCAGAAATTGCGGACTTGAAAAAAACGGAGAAATGTCCTTAGAAAATTTAGTATTCAAATTACTGAGAAGAAATGGGTACATTGGGAAATTATACGAATTACCAACAGATCTTATAGACAAAAAATTGTCGATGAAACAATAAAAATCGGTAATTAAAAATAATTACGTTTATCGATATATTTATTAAGAAAAAATAATTTACATTAAATAACACAAATATGGCAGGACTTAGACCTATTGGAAGTGAAAAACTTGAGGGAATGGATAAAATCAGACGAATAATGGAAATTGCTCGTTACAATGAAAATATTCCTCAATCAGTAAATGAGACAAAGTCATCCGAATATAGAATAAATTTGGCTGATGGTAACACATATGAAATTGCTAAAGAAAGACAAGGTTATATTATTAAAAAATCTATCAATGAATCTGAGTTCGACTATATTGAACCAATGAAAGGTAGAAAATATTATTCATCTTATTCTCAGGCTTTGAAACGTCTTAACTTGATAACAAAAGAAGTTAATACCCTTTTTGAAAACGAAGAAGGTACTCCCCTTATCGGAGAGCAAAAAAAAAAGTACGTACTAAAAACTAAAAAACCTAAAGCGGCTGCAGCTCCTGATGCAGGAGCAGAATTACCTCCAGCACCTGATGCGGGTGCGGCTCTACCTCCATCACCTGATGCGGGTGCAGCTCTACCTCCAGCACCTGACGCAGGAGCAGAATTACCACCGGCACCTGATGCGGGAGCAGAATTACCACCGGCACCTGATGCGGGAGCAGAATTACCACCGGCACCTGATGCGGGAGCAGAATTACCACCGGCACCTGAAGAAGGTGGTGGTGAATTACCCCCAGCACCTGAAGAAGGAGGAGAAATGCCCCCAGCACCTGAAGAAGGAGGAGAAATGCCACCGGCACCTGAAGGAGAAGAAGGCGAAGAGGAACTAGAAATCGACGTTGAAAAAAAACCAAAAGAAAAAAAAGTTTCAGACCTTAAAAGAATACAAATTCTTGTTGGTAAGTTAGCACAAAAAATTAGATCTTATGAGGAAGAAAAAGAACTTTCTTCTCAAAACGTTAAATACGTAATCAATTCAATTTTATCCGCACTTGATGTTGACGTTTTAGATGAGGACGATATCGAAGAAATCATTTCAAAATTAGAAGGTGGTGATGAAGATGAAGAAGGTGGTGATGAAGAAATGGATATGGAAGCTGAAGTTGAAGGTTATGAGGAAGAACAAGAAATGGTTCCCCCTCCACCGTCACCTGAAGGTGAAGAAGAAATACCATCACCTGAAATGGCCGAAGAATATGAAAGTTATGGCGACGCCTTTAGAGATTACTTACCAGCTGCTTATGGTAATGCCGCAATGAAAGGTGTATCAGGTGAACAAACAGAAGATTATGAAGATGACTACGATGTTATTGATTTTGAAGAAATTGACGAAGAAGATTATGCATCAAAAAACAGAAGAAAAAGACATTTTTATCCTGAAGTAGATGCTTTCACACACGGAACTTTTGGTGAATCTTCAGTAGATAAGGTTTTAAGTAAATATTTTACAATGTCAGAAGACGAAATAAAAAAACAAGATTTAAAATCTAATCAAAATTATCAATTGAATAAAAAGAATGTTATAAGACTTTCTGAAACAGTAGATCAAATGGATTCGGCTCTTGAATTTATTTCAGAAAACCCAAGAGTTAAACTTATGGGTTTATCAGAAAAGAAAAATTTGATTTTTAAACAAGGAATTAATGAAGTTAAAATAACAAGAACTGGAAATATTTTATGAATCAATTAATCTATATTAATGGTTTAGGACCCAATTATAAAGGGGACAACATTTATGAATTTATTTTTTCTGACACTTTAGAAGTATTTGGAGAAAATTGGGAATCTAAACCAGCAAATGGATATCCTTTACCACCTGATTTAGAGTATATTAAAAAAGTTGGTACTTTGATTAATGAAGAGGTATCATTTGAATTGGTTCAAGATTCTGATGTATTTTCAGTTATTGATTCTATGGACGGAGTAATTGCTTTGGGATGGGAAAAAGAAACTGATAATGTAGATTTTTCTATTGTTAAAAGATTGGTGTTTCAATTTGGAGAAACTGAAGAATCTGTTAAAAACAAACTATATGAAAGAGATATAGTATTACAATTCGAAAAAGAAGTTGTATATGAAAACTAATAACAAAATAAAATTTTTAATAGAAAACGGTCTTTCATCAAAGACTGTATCAGTAATGACTGAATCTCAAATAAATCTTCTTTTTGAGAAATTCAAAAAAATGAAAAAAGAAGAAAACAAAGAACAAGTCCAACAACAACAAACAACTAAAACTATTGTAGGTCCTAAAGGTGGTAACATTCCTTTAAAACCTGGACAAACTACTGTAAGTTTAAAACCTGTACCAAACGCACAACCAGGTACTGTTGAAGTTGTTGAAAAAGAATTATCTGAAGATGAAACCGATGGTGTTACTACATCAAATGCTCAAGGAAAAGTTAATTTACAAAAATATACAGGTCAAGAACCACCACATGATGCAAATGATATGGCTGATGATGGTATGGGAGACGATTCTGGTGAAAATAGATCAATGATGGGTATGGCTGAATCGACAATTAATGAAAAGTTTGAGTCTAAAGCTCAACAAGGTTTATTTTGGGCTCGTTGTAACAAATGTTCAGATAAGAAATGTAAGTGGTGTAAAATGGCAAAAGAGTTTTCTGACTCAACGTCAAAAAAACAATATAAAAATATGCCAGAAAAAAAACACCCTGAAAAAACTGTCAAAAGTAAAAAGAAAGAAACAAAAGAGCAGTTTGAAAAATTTCTGGAAAAAAAAATATCAGAAATGGTAGATAATAATATCTCACCAAAAATGACTAAAAAAGATATTATTGAGACAGTAAAAAAAAAATCTAAAAAAATGAAGTCTATGATAATTCGTAGACCAAAAAAAGTCACAATGTTTTCTGATGAGGCACCAATGGAACTACCTATAGGTAAAATGTTTTCTATCGGTAAAAAATAGTCTTTACAACAAAATCCCTGAATTGATATTTATGTAATATGGGATTAACTAAAGAACAAGTCTTAATTGAATACGCTAGGTGTATGAGTGATACTCCATATGCTCTGAGAACGTATTTACAAACATACGATAACACAGTATCCAAATACGTTCCTTTGGAACTATTTCCTGATCAAGTATCATTGTTAGATGACTACGAAAAATTTGAAGAAAACATTGCGTTAAAGTATCGTCAGGCCGGAGTATCAACAGTAACCGCAGCTTGGATATCTAAACGATTGGTATTTGCTAAAAAAACTCAACCTGAAAAAATTCTAATTATTGCCAACAAACTTGATACGTCAATGGAAATGGCAAATAAGATTAGAGCCTTTGTTGATCAATGGCCAAATTGGGTGGGAGCTGGATTCTCAAACGATAAAAATTCACAAAGACATTATAAATTAAATAACGGATCTGAGGTTAAAGCGGTGGCAACATCAAAAGATGCCCTTCGTGGATTTACCCCAACAATTCTTGTATTTGATGAAGCGGCGTTTATCGAAGCCGATAGTGATTTCTGGGCGGCTTGTATGGCATCCTTATCCACAGGGGGTAAGGTAATTGTGGTTTCTACACCAAACGGATATGACCCAATTTATTATGAAATATATGACCAATCATTGAAAGGAATGAATAACTTCAAAATTTCTGAGATGTATTGGTATAGAGATCCAAGATATACCAAGGATCTTTATTTGGTACCAACCGATGATATTGTTCATTATCTTTTAAATCGTGAAGATTTTGATGAATCAAAAAATATTTCTTGGGCTCATACTGATCCATTTAATAGGGATTATGATGAAATGAAACATTTTTTTAGTCAAGGATACAAACCTTGTTCTTCTTGGTATGAAAAAATGGTTAAAAAACTTAAATACGATAAACGTAAAATTAACCAAGAGTTAAATTGTGAATTTTTAGGTTCAGGAGATAACGTATTTGATAACAAACAATTAGAGTTTATTAAAGAAAACACAATACAAGAACCACCTTCGAAACTTATGGGTAATTCCTTATGGATTTGGAAAGAACCAATTGAAGGTCACAAGTACATTATGGGTGTTGATGTTTCTCGAGGTGATAGTGAAGACTTTTCATCTATTCAAATAATTGATTTTGACGAAAGAGAACAAGTCTTAGAGTATGTAGGAAAAATTCCACCTGATACTTTAGCAGAAGTCGCATATAAGTGGGGTATGATGTATAATGCTTTTGTTGTTGTCGATATCACCGGTGGTATGGGTATAACGACAGTTAGAAAAATGCAAGAGTTGGGTTATAAAAGTTTATATATTGATGGAGTTGATTCTATGAATATATGGGCGGTAAATAAAACTTCGGCTGATAAGATTCCAGGTATTAACTTTAACAATAAAAGAGTTCAGATTATTGCAGCATTTGAGGAAAGTGTAAGACATAAATTTGGTATTAGAAGTGTTCGTTTGTATAACGAGATGAACACATTTGTCTACATAAACGGTAGACCTGATCACCAAAAAGGACAACATGATGACCTTATTATGGGTATATCGATGGCGTTATATGTTGGAGAATCCTCATTTTCAAAATTAGAAAGAGCTACTGAACACACAAAAAATATGATTGAGTCTTGGGCTGTCGTAAATAATGATGCGGTTGCCAAAGAGGCACATTTTGATCCTGTAATACCCAATCAGAATGTACTTAGAGATAGAATGGGATTACATAATAATGGTCCATCAAGAGACGACTATCAAACATATGGTTGGTTATTTGGTGGTTTAATGAAATAAAATTATGGGACTAGATTTTAGAGCAAAAACAGGTAGAATTGCAAATGGATCAAGATTGGTTGTTTCAGGTGAAGTGACAACAGGACAAAAAGTATTTCCTGTAACTTTTAAAAAAACAAACCCTTATGATCTAACGCCTACACAAAAAGAAGCGTTACAATCTTTGAGTGGATCGACGACTAACTAACTATTGAAATATTTATATCTATAGTTAAACTTTTAATATGGAAAATAACAATAAAAATCTAACGGTTTGGCAAAGGTTAGCTACGACTTTTGGACCTGATTCTACATTAGGTCAAGGTCAACCTGATTACAAGTTAGATAAAAAAGAAATTTTAAAAACTCAAGATAAAGCTGAATACGAAAAGGCAAAACTTCAAAATCAGCAATCTCTTTATTTAAGTGGTAATTGGGCTAAAGTAGAAAATAATTTATATACTCAAGCCGTATATTACGAACCAACAAGATTAGCCGCATTCTATGACTATGAATCGATGGAATATACTCCTGAGATATCAACTGCTTTAGATATCTATGCTGAGGAATCAACAACACCTGATCAAAACGGTTATGTTTTACAGGTTTACTCAGAATCCAAAAGAATAAAAAGTATATTAGTTGATTTATTCATCAATACTTTAGATATAAACACCAACTTACCTATGTGGATTAGAAACATGTGTAAGTATGGTGATAATTTTGTTTATTTAAAATTGGACCCTGAAAAAGGAGTTACAGGATGTTTACAACTACCTAATATTGAAATTGAAAGATTAGAAAGAGGTGTTGACTCAAGAACATACCAAGCTACAATGAATTTAAACAGAAAGGCTTTAAAGTTCGCATGGAAAGCAAGAGACACAGAATTTAATACTTGGGAGGTCGCTCACTTTAGATTATTGGGTGATGATAGAAAACTACCTTATGGAACATCGATGTTAGAAAAAGCTCGTCGTATTTGGAAACAGTTAGTATTGGCAGAAGATGCGATGTTAATTTATAGAACATCAAGAGCACCTGAAAGAAGAGTATTTAAAGTTTACGTTGGTAACATGGATGACAAAGACGTAGAACCATACGTACAAAGAGTTGCAAACAAATTTAAAAGAGATCAAGTTGTTGATAGAAAAACAGGAAATGTGGATTTACGATTTAACCAAATGGCGGTAGATCAAGATTACTTTATTCCTGTACGTGATCCGGCACAACAAAGTCCGATTGAAACTTTACAGGGAGCACAAAACTTATCTGAAATTGCAGATATTGAATATATCCAAAAGAAATTAGTTACAGCACTTCGTATTCCTAAAGCTTATTTAGGATTTGAGGAACCTGTAGGTGATGGTAAAAACTTATCATTATTAGATATTCGTTTTGCAAGAACAATCAATAGAATTCAAAAATCTGCAATTGCAGAAATGAACAAAATTGCAATCATCCACTTATTCCTTATGGGATTTGAGGATGAGTTGTCAAATTTTACTTTACAACTTACAAACCCATCGAAACAAGCCGACTTGTTAATGATTGATGTTTGGAAAGAAAAAGTAACACTATACAAAGATATGGTTAGTGAAATTCCAAAATCAATCCAACCTGTTTCAGCTACTTGGGCGAAGAAACATATCTTTGGTTTCTCAGATGAAGAAATTAAACTTGAGTTACAACAAATTAGAATGGAGAGAGCGGTTTCTACTGAACTTGATAATACCGCAACAATCATTACAAAAACAGGTATTTTTGATACTGTAGATAGACTTTATAAACCTGTAACAGGTGGAACAATGACACCTACAGCACCTGCAGCACCAGGGGTTGAGGCGGCACCAGGAGCCGAAGCGGCACCTGCAGAAGCAGCACCTGCAGAAGCAGCACCAACAGTTCCTGAAAGTATTAGAAAAGAAAAAAATAAACTAATATTAGAATCTAAAGATGATGATTTTGATGAAGATGAGTTTTTAGATTTTAAAAAAATGAACGGATCTTTAGGTCTTATTGAAGATGAATTAAATAAACTTCTTGGTGATTAATATTTATTAACATGAGTAAATTTAAAAATCTTACTGAAAAAAATATGAAGTTTATTCTTAAAAGAATGGATGAAGGTATAGATAGTGGGGATTTGTTTTCACATGCAAATCAAAGAGTTATAAGACAAATTTTTGATGACATTGGAATAGATGCTAAAGCCCAAGATATTGAATTTATTTTTGCGTTGTATAGAGAAAATCCAAATTTTTTAACCGAAGAACTTAAAATACCTAAAGTGCATGAATATGAAATTATTACAAAAAGATATGCGACTATTAGTGTTAGAGAATATTGGAAAAACACCTACAAAAGTTATTTAGATAAAGAAGACGATTTTGAAGATTTCATCTCTTGGTATGGTGGTGGTGATTGGTGGGATGGTGAAATGATTGACCGAGAGGAATTTGATGAAGAAACTGCTGACACGGAAATAGATGAAATAAATAAACTTAGTTGATATTTATTAGAAAAAACAAAAATGTTCGGAGAATTAAAATCAAAAATAGAAACCTACCTAACTGAATCTTATAAAAAAGGAACTTTAAAGGATAACTTATTTGTATTTGAGGAGTTAGTGTTAAAAAACAAAAATATATCAAAAATATTTTTCTTGTACGACGAATTATCAAGTAATAAAGGGCTTCAAGAAAGTGTTGCTAATGAATTCATAAATGAATCAATAACGGCATATGAGAACTTATATAATAAAGTTTCTCCTTTCAGTGTAACAGAAATTAAAATGTGGGTTGGTCATGTTCAGTGTGAAAATACATACAAAGAAATTGATAATCTATTCTCAACAAATGTTTTAACTTTAGAAAACAAAATTAAAAGTAAAAAAATTATTTTAGAAAATTTAAAAACTAAAGAACAAGAAAAGAAAGAGATAATTAATGTACCTCTAAAATCTATGGTAAATGTTGCAAACAAAACTGTAGAAAGATACATTCAGTCACTTTCTGAATCTGAAAGAAAAGAATTAAAAAAATTGTTATCCACACCAAAAGAAACTTTAATCGAAAACTATAATAAATTGAAGTTAGATGTTTTTGAGAAATTAAACTCGCAAAAAGATAGCTCAGACGAAGAAACGTCAAAGACTATAGATCAAGTTTTAAACAAATTGCAAAACGAATCGTTTAACGAATTGAATTACTATAAGTTAGGAAAACTAAACGAGGGACTTTAATTTTTGAATATAGGAAGCCTTAATGATTTGGGCTCTTTTCTTAACTGAAGGTTTTACAAACTCTTTTCTTTCAAACAAAGCCGCGTTTTGTTTGGTTCTAATAACTTTTCCTTTCAGGTCTTTTAGGGCCTTCTCAATGTTTCCTTTTTTTACTTCTACTAATAACATAAAATTTTTGGTTGTTGATATAAATATAAATATTTGTTAGATTTAATCAAAAATAAACATTCAGAGCATGAAAAAATTCTATGAAAAAAGGAAAAACCACAAAATTAAGTGGATATCGAACATTCAAAGCCCAATATGGGACTATTGATTCTCAAAACTTAAAGTCAATTTATATCAACATCCAAACATGGGTAGAACCTAAAGAAGAAGTGGAAAATTGGAACAGAGTTGTTTTAAATATGACAAGATCAGTTAAACACTGTGTGTTAGAAAATATAAACAAAGATACATTTGACACAAAATTTATTGTAGATTTAGACCTCAGAACAAGCGGACTACAATTAAAAAAGAAATCCTTCATGAATTTAGAAATAAATTTATTTGTATTAGAACCAATGGATTTCAAATCACCAAAATTAAAAAAATCAGTTAAAAATTTAATCAAAGAAGTTTACAGTGATGTTTTTAGTAAAAACAGATACTTCAAATGTTTTCTTACAAAAAACGGAAATCAAAAACTTGTTAAGAAAGAAACTGAAACTGTTTAGTATTTATAAATAAAATATTAAATGAGCGATTTAAAAATATTAGGACCAAGAGATTCAGGAAAAGGAATTCTTGTTGAGTATGACGCAGGATATATAGACCCAAATGAAAGAAGAAACTTATCTATGATTAGAGAGAACAGAGATATGTTAGACCATTCAAAACCATTTGAGTTTTATGCGGTATTACAAAAATACAATACCCCAAATAGAAACGGGAGAGTTTACCCTGAAAAGATTCTCAAAAGAGAAGCTGACAATTATAAAAAGATGATTCAAAAAGGAACCGCTCTTTCTGAGTTAAATCACCCTGAATCATCTCTAATAGATTTAGATCGAGTATCCCACGCCATTACCGATATATGGTGGGAAGGTCCTGTGTTATTAGGTAAATTGAAATTACTTACAAGTCCTGGTTTTCACGAAAGAGGTATTGTATCAACAAAAGGGGATTTAGCAGCTAACTATCTTCGTCAAGGTGTAACATTAGGTATATCTTCTCGTGGTGTTGGGTCTCTTAAAAAAGTTGGTGAACAAAACGAAGTACAGGATGATTTTGAATTAATTTGTTTTGACTTAGTATCATCTCCATCCACGCCAGGAGCATATCTTTTCAGAGATAAAGACGAAAGAATGAATTACGAAGAGAATTTAGATGAGGAGAAAAAAATGCAAGCCGAAAGACATATTGGTGAAACAGGATCAAAATCACTTGACTTAATGAATAGATTGTCCGATTATTTGAATAAATAATTAATTATGGACGAAAAATATTTTGTAGCAAAAATCACCACTGATATGGTTGATGAGAACACAGGTAAGATTAAAAAGCTGAGAGAAGAAAAATTGGTTCGTGGGTACTCACCTACTGATGTTGAAGCTAAAGTTACCAAGGTTTACGAAAATTATTCTATGGATTGGAGAATCACCGCAATCGTCGAATCAAAAATTGATGAGGTTATAGAAGGTTAATAGTAACAAGAATTTAAAGGAATGGGAGTTGACAAAAATGTCTTCTCCCATTTTTTTTTGTCTGAAATACCCAAGAAATAAATTTTTTTTAAAATCCATGATATTTATTTGATAATAAATGAAAAATACAAATATGGCAAATAACCAAAATGTAGTAGAGGATGCTCTTTACCAAATTAGAAATTTGGAAGAGACCTTACAAGAAAATGCAAAAGGAATACTTCAATCGACAATGAGTGAAGAAATCAAACAATTAGTAAAAGAATCTCTTAAAGAATCAAAAAAAGATGAGGAGATTGATGAGCAAGATGAACCCGTAACAGGTGGAGAGGCCGAAATGGACACAGAAACTGAAATGGAAGATGAAGAAATGGACGATGATATGGAGGCTGATGCTGAAATGGAAATGGACACTGAAGATTCTGATATGGAAGGTGAAGACGAAGTTGAAGATGTGGACATGGAAGGAGACGAAATGGAAGATGAAGAAACTATCGATATGACAGGAGCTTCTGACGCTGAAGTCTTAAGAGTTTTTAAAGCTATGGGTGATAATGATGGAATCGTTGTGAAAAAAGAAGGTGAGAATACAGTTCATCTTACAGACGGTGATAACGAATACATGATCCAATTGGGTGAATCTGAAGAAGATATGAATGAAACAATTTACGAAATAGAAATGGACGGATCCGACGACATGATGGAAATGGAAGATGACATGATGGAAATGGAAGATGACATGATGGAAGATGACATGATGGGTTCTGACGAACTTGACGAATGGTCTTGGGGTGGTGCTGCAACAGGTGCTATCAAAGGCGGTTTAGGTCTTGAAGAAGAAGATGACATGATGGAATACGACATGATGGAAGAAGAAGATGAAATGATGGAAATGGAAGCTGAGTTTGACATGGAAGGTATCATGGAATCAATTAAAAAATCTGTTAAACCAAAAGGTGTTGGAATTGGAAAAGGTCCAAAATTTAGCTATGACAAAAAACCTGGAGGTTTCAATGAAAAAAGAAAAGAAGCTTTTGGAAAAGGAATTAAAGCAATGGGTACAGGTAAAGCTAAATTTGAATATAAAGAAGAAAAAGAGTGGGGTGGTAACAAAGGTGACTACAAGAGAAGTAAAGGTCACAAAGTAGGTGATAAAGATGGTCACTATAAAGACTATGAAAAGAAAGAAACTAAAGAAGCTGTGAGAACTAATAGTTATCCTAGAGCTAACAAAGTTGGTAACAGAAAAGGTTCTGACCAAAATGTGAATAGAAAAGAAATTAGACAAAGACCTAACACAAGAGTTAATGAAGAAGTTCAATTATTAAAAAATAAAAATGATGAGTACAAAAAAGCACTTGACGTTTTTAGAACTAAATTGAATGAAGTTGCTGTGTTTAACTCTAATTTGGCATACGCTACTCGTTTGTTCACTGAACATTCAACTACTAAACAAGAAAAAGTTAACATCTTAAGAAGATTTGATAATGTTGAATCTTTAAAAGAATCAAAAAATCTGTACAGAGTTATTAAAAATGAGTTAAACTCAACTGGCTCTTCATCAGAACAAAAAATAACTGAATCAATTGAAAGAACTGTAAATAGAACTGTTGAAACAGGTTCAGCGGTAAACTTAATTGAATCAAAAACTTATGAAAATCCTCAATTCTTGAGAATGAAGGATTTAATGGGAAAAATAAAATAAACATAAACTAAAAATAAAAAACCTAAAAAAATGGGAGCATTATTAGAATCAGGTCTTGTAGGTAACATCGGGTTGAAACACCTTAAAGTTATCAAAGAAGACACAATTAACAAGTGGGACAAATTAGGCTTTTTGGATGGTCTAAAAGGTCACTTAAAAGAAAACGTTGCACAATTATACGAAAACCAAGCATCTTACTTAATCAACGAAGCAACTTCTGACGGTCAATCAAACGGAGCGTTCGAAACAGTTGTTTTCCCAATCGTAAGAAGAGTTTTCTCTAAATTGTTAGCTAACGATATCGTATCAGTACAAGCTATGAACTTACCTATCGGTAAATTGTTCTACTTTGTACCAAGAATCCAAGGATATGCAAACGCATCTTCTGAGTATGCTAACTTATATCCTAACTCTACACCTAACAATAACGTTAATGCTGGTGGTGACCACTATGCACCTATTGGATCTCCTGAAGCTGTTAACGCAGGATTAAATAACCCTAATCAAGGATACCCTGACAATGATTACTATTACAAGAAAGATCTTTATGATTTATTCTATGAAGGTAATGAAGCGTCTTTAGATCCTCCAGGATTATTTGACTACTCTAAAGGTAAGTGGACTGCAGTTACTGCAACTACAGCTATCCAAGCTTGGGCTGGATCAGCATTGGTTGACGCTAACATTGGGGCAGGAGAAATTATTCCAGCAGGTAACTATAGAAAAGTTATCGTTAGACTTTGTGGATTTGCAAATGCAGGGGCAGGTAAATTAATCGGTCCTGACGGTAACGAAATGGATACAGAATCATTCCTTTCTGACCTTAGAATTTACGCGGCTAACGGATTCTCTGCTAACACAACTTCACCTTGTAGTGTAACAACAACTACTTACAACGGATCTACAGTATACGCACCTCTATTGTTTAGAGTTGTAACTCAAATCTATGGTAAAGGTATTGTTAAATACGGAACAAACCAAGGAACTACATTCAGAAATGCAGGTAACAACACTGTAGATTACACACCTCCAACAGGTAACGGTGGTAACTATAATGACATTTGTGACGCTAACGGATGTATTTGGTTAGAAGTTGACCTTTCTTGTCCTGTATGTGCTGACTGTGACGCAACATCTTTAGATGGTTACACAGGTACTACAATCGCATCAGGTGGATCAGCTACTTCATTTACTGCATGGTATAGAAGATATGCTAACCTTGAGTTCGAAGATCAAATTGGTGAGGTTTCTTTTGACCTTGAGTCAGTAACTGTATCTGTTACAGAAAGAAAACTAAGAGCACAATGGTCTCCTGAATTAGCTCAAGACGTTGCAGCATTCCATAACATCGACGCTGAAGCTGAGTTAACGGCATTGTTATCTGAGCAAGTAGCGGCTGAGATTGACCGTGAAATCTTACGTGACTTACGTAAAGGTGCAGCATGGCAATTACGTTGGGATTACAACGGATGGAGAAGAATCAACAACCAAGTATCTTACACTCAAAAAGACTGGAACCAAACTTTGATTACAGCAATCAACCAATTGTCAGCACAAATCCACAAATCTACTTTAAGAGGTGGTGCTAACTGGATCGTTGTTTCATCTGAGGTTTCTGCTATCTTTGACGATTTAGAATACTTCCACGTATCTAACGCAGCTCCTGAGCAAGATCAGTACAACATGGGTATTGAGAGAGTTGGTACATTATCTGGTAGATACCAAGTTTACCGTGATCCTTACTTCCCGCCTAACCAAGTGTTAATCGGTCACAAAGGAACATCATTGTTAGACACAGGTTACATCTACGCACCGTATGTACCTCTACAATTGACACCTACAATGTACAACCCATTCAACTTTACACCTATTAAAGGTATTATGACACGTTACGCTAAGAAAATGGTTAACAACCGTTTCTACGGACGTATCACAGTTGATGGAGTTAGAACATTCGACTTGAGAGAATTGAGATAATCAATTAAAACCGAATAAGAAAAAGGTCAGAGAAATCTGACCTTTTTTATTTTATTAAAGTTCTAATAGATTTAGAGATTACTTCAGATTCACCAATTGTAAACACACCCTTAGAGTGTGCTGATTTAACAGATTCAATTAAATAATAAAGTGCGTGTTCTTTATCCATCGTACTTAATATAAGTTCTAAATGATCTTCACTTAACAAGTTAATAGACCCAAATAAATTACCATAGATTTTGTTTTCTTCTTCCATATTCAAAAAGTGAGATATTTATAATTATAATAAAATGGATAGACTAAATCAAATAATTAAAAAAGTTATTAAAGAAGCCACTTCACAAAGAGGAGGTGCCGCAGGAGCGTATGTCACACCAGTACAACCAGGTTTCAGACCTTTTAATGATGATAGTTTAGCACCATTTAATGTACCTGTTTCTAAATACGATAGTCCATTAGTCCAATATGATAGTTTAGACCATAAAATGGATTTGAGAAGGGATCAAATAGTGAAATTAGAAAAAGAGGCAAATAAAATAACTAATTTTATAAAAAAACATCCCGATTTGGCGACAGGAGATGATGATGGTGGGGTTATTAATCAATATATGTACGATCACAAAATACCTAAAGGGGATAGCCCGATGAGACCATTTACAAATAAAGTAAAATTCAATGAATGGGTTGATTTATCTTATGATAATTTATTGAACGAAATTAGTTCCACTGTTACAGCTGGACCATATAATGCTCCATTAGAAATTGGAAGTTTGGAGTGGAAAAAAAATGAATTAGATCCATTTACTGTAAAGGTACCAACAGATTTTAATAAAAAATCATTAAAAAATACCTTGAAAAATAATATTAAAAGAAATGTTGGTGTTTGGGAAAAAAATAAAGATGGTTCTTATAAAAGAGATATTGATTATCCTGAAACAATTAATGAAGACTTAGCTGTTTGGTTTGGTAAAAAGAAGAAACCTAAGGGATCTTCTCAACCAAAAGGTCCTTGGGTTAATATTTGTAGAAAAGTCGACGGAAAACACCCTCCCTGTGGACGACACGACACTTCTAAAGGTTCATACCCAAAATGTCGTGCCGCAGGAGTTGCCGGTAAAATGTCAGATTCGGCTAAAAGAGCTGCTTGTCAACAAAAAAGAGCCGCGGAGAAAAAAGACACTCAAACGGGTAAAGGACAAAAACCTGTTATGACTTCTTACAAACCAAGAAAATAACTATTGTTCAGATATTTTATTGTAAACCTTAACTAAAGAATTTTTAATATTTGATTTTACTTCAGCTTCAGTTAGGTTTCTTCTTTTTTCAGTTTCAGTATCGTATAAGTAGGTAACACGTTCAAAATCTCTACTACTCATTTTTACATCATAATGAAATACGTGATTAGTAATCTCAACTCTTCCAAAATCAATAAGGACGAAAAGACCTAATTCTTCATTTATAATGTATCTTTTGTTAGACATAGGTGCAATCATAAAATCAGATTTTTTATGTGATATCATTTTCACAACAATCTTGAATGCGGTTTTTTCATAAGGTTCTATTTCTTCATGAGTTGGCATAGATTTTCTCATTCTTTTTGCCATTTTGACCTTAAATCTTTTGTAGAGTCTTTTAAAAAAGTTTTTCATAGTTAGTTTTTATGTTTCTAACTACAAATATATAAAAAAATATTGATTAACAAAAAGGAAGTTAAAAAAATTTAACAATATGCTCCTGAGCATCTCTTTTTACCGTCCAATCCAGGTTTGGTCCCTTTACATACCTGAACTGCGTATCCGTTGGCGTACGCCGAAGGGTAAACGTCAAACTTAGCTTTAGCTGCTGATTTACCTCTAGCACAAAGTTTCGTTCCTGTTTTTTTTCTACCTTCCATCATCACATTATCTTTCATCTCAGCATCAAATTCAGAATTTGTTTCATTCATTAAAAAATCAAAAACTTGATCTAAATTGTTTTTTGCCTCGGCAATATGATCCTGAGCCCAATCATGACCTTGATCTAATATTTCCTCGATCATATTATGATCTAAATCTAATAATAGGTCACATTGTCTTCTCATTTGTTCCAAATTTGAAAAGAACATATATCTTGAGGACTCTTTTTCTTGTCTTGAGGGTTTGTCCCCTATATTTTCTTGAATAACTTTTCTTATGATTCTATCTAAACTATTCATAATTAAGCGTATAATCCGTTCATCCCTCCTAATTCAACCGCATTTGCTTGAACAACTACTTGTCCATTCAAACCTGTCCATGTAGGATGAGGGGTTGATACTGAATTAACAGTCGAACCTGTACCACAAGGGCAACATATAACACAAGCTTCATATGGTGTTCCTGCAGTAAAAAACTCAAGTGTTGCGTTTAAACATTCTCCACATCCATCATAAAGGGTTACTGCAGAATAGTTTGGAACCCCAGCAGCTGCTGCTACAACTGTACCACATATAATTTGTCCATTAGCACCACTGAAAGCCCAAGTTTCACCGGCATTTAGAGTTTCTCTTCCCGATTCACCAAGAACGTATTGTTCATCAGTACATAAAAGTATTTGAAATGTTGACATGTCTTTTTTATTTATAAATACTTCTTTATTCTACTTTCTCATTTACGATTTGGAAATTTATTTGTTGTTTGTAAACATTAACCTGTCCAGATGTTGTAACTTTCAGATCGACAAAATATTCATTAGGTATTTTATCTCTCATATCAAAAATAAAATAGTATTCATTAGGTGTCCTATTTAAGTTAGTCCAATCCTGAACTATAACTTCAGTTTGACCTTCTCTAACATAAACTCTGTATTGTCCATCGACATTTGGAAGCTGTTTATTTGTTGTATATGCCTGTTTAATAATGACACCAACTTTTCTAATTTCAGAGTTTAAAATCTTTTCGTTTTGTTTCAATCCATAATAAGTAAACCCATATTGTGCGGGATCGTTTGTATTTGTACCGATTTGTACAGATCTTTTAGTTGGGTAGATAGTAAATTCATTTATCTCATTTGGTAATGAAAAACCATTTAATTTTATATTTGACCAAGTATCTGTAAATAAACATGGGGTCTTGTATCCTATGAGGGGTGGTATTGTTATTTCATAAACCCCTTTAGTTCTTTGGCAAGATGGTAAATTAATTAACCCTGTAACAGGTGTTCCCGAAGAATCTGAAATTGTCACTAATGGTGGAGTATCTAAATTTTTAAAATCACCATCTTCATAAACATATAGATATAATTTGTTTACAGTTCCTAATGTAAAATTATTTCTATCATCTTCGATTAGATCATTATATGTTGTTTGAAGGTATGGTTCATAAAATGTTTGTGTATGTCTTGTAAAGAAACCTACAGAATAAGCTCCTGTGGTACCGATCAAATTCTCAACTTCAGGTAAATAAGCAATACCCCAACCTGATGGATTCACAATCCCCCCAATTAGTAAATCATTTATTTCGTCGGTCATATCGAATAAAATATCTTCATTACCAAATTCAAAATGTTGTATATCTACTATCGTTAATCCTGAAAATGGCATTGGTCCCAAGTTCATATTATTGTAGATTCCTGCTTGTTCCCAATTATCAATAGTTGTTGTCTGATACCAATTTGACGGTCTATTCGAATAAGCCCTATTAGGACCTAATCCATCAGGAATATCGTAAAAATCGTAACCAACACCCTCATCCCAATATTGTGGTTGATTAGGGTCTAAATCTCTTGGAGGTATTCTAAATAAAATTAAATCAAATGATGTTGCTCTTAGACTACCATCAGGCATAGATGTATTTAATAAATCTTCACTAAATGAAGAAGTGTTAGTCATTTTAAGTATATGTCTCATGTTATCAGTACATCCAGTTGAAATTACTCCTGACGCTAATTTCTCTCTTAAAAGAGATAAATCCAAGTCAAAAATGAAACGAGAATATCCTATAGGATTTACTAAACCACCATCTCCGTAGTATAGTTGCATAACAGGATTTCTTCCTGTGTTTACATAACTATTAAAAACTATAGTATTGTTTCTATTGAAATAAGAATTATTAATTGACATTTATCTTTTATTTATAAATATCAATTAATTCGAATATTTTGATTTAGTATTGAATTGTCAGCGTCCTGTAGAATTTTGTAGATCTCTTCCAACTTAGTTCCATCAACTCCAATTGGAATCGGAGCCTCATTTATATTATGGACATGTGCTCCTAAAAAATCTACGATCAACTTTAATAATTTCATCAACTCATTTCCTCTAACCATTGGGTCAGTATTTTGTAGAATGTTTTCGGTAAAATATGGTTGTGGTATACCGTATAAAGTTTCTTTAGGTTCCAACATAATTTTTCTTTTTGAAGGTATGTCGGATTTATGAGATAATAAATATAAAAAGTCTGCAGCAACTGTTCCGTAAGAAACAGGATTAGGATTATAGGTGTTCTGTCTTAATGTTGAAGTTTCAGGTGTTAGTTGTTGACCAACAACATTTTTAGACCAAACTAAAACACTACCAAATTGTCTATCTGAGGGTAATAATTTAACTTTAGTAAAAAAGTTGTTAACCATATTGAAATCTGTTGATCCTGTTGAACTTAATTTATCAATATTATTTTTGGTTGGTCTGAAATAGAATGGAAACTGATTTGATATTTTAAGATCATTATCAAAAGGGAATTGATCATAACCTTGAATATTAATCTTTCCTTGATTTAATCCGTTTATAAATTGGTTTATAATTTTTACCCCTTCATCTAAAGTTTTTCCTGTAAATACTAAAGTATATTCAGGTCCACTTTTAAATTGATCTAACGGGGTATCCATATATATTTCGTTAGTTTTAGTTTTGTCTTTAGGTAGTAATGAGTATAGACTTATATTACCATTATAAAACGTAGATCCTGTAACACCACCACCTGAAGTATTTCCAGTAATAGTTACTTGATTGGTAACCTCCCACTCAATTAGTTTCTTCACTAACTGAGGTTTATTTTTTAGAATAGTTTTTTTAATTGGGTCTTTCTCAACTCTTTCTAAATCAAAATTTGAAATTTGTAAAAATCCTCGATTTAGTCTTGGTGTTGGTAGATTAAATCCTGCGGTTTGGGTTGGTATGTTCTTACCTGCTCTTACTAAAACCTCATCTTGTTTTACAATAACGTCTGCGGTTCCTCTACCTAATAAGGCATTATCACCAGGTTCAGGATAAATACCTTTTGCCTGACCTTTGATTTCAAAACTTATAGGATCTTTAATATTGTTAGCTTGCTTCAAAAATACACCACTAGCCAACATTGACTCAGAGTTATGCCAATTTTCGTAAAAATTGTTCTGAGGTCTTGTTATAGGACCCTGAATGTAGAATTTAGTGTTATCTACAACATAATCTTTATTATAGTAAAAAATGTGAATATACTCCTCAACTTTAGGTACTTGACTCACATAATAAGGTAACAAAGGTAAATAAATCAAAGGATCTCTTTCAGTCCAAATATCCTTTTCAGGGTTCCAATTAGTAGGTAATACATCAGCCTCAACTTGATCTATTGGTAAAGCTCTAATTCTTCCTAACATTAAAGGATCTTGATTGTTAATTACATAACCTTGAAATATTATCTTTTGTTCACTCATTAAATTTTAGTTCTTTCAGTATATTCTTTATGTAAAACATTATAGGTATTTTCTAATGCATCTAAATGGTGTGTGAGTTTTATTATAGATTCTTTAGTTACTTTGTGGTCTTCATTAATAAATTCCATTGCGATTTGAAGATCTCTATTTGATCTTTCTTTATGTTCTTTTATTATCAATAAAACCTCGTTAGCTTTGATTCTTTTTTCGTCAATGTTAAATGAACTTTCCATATGCGTCTTTTGGGATTGTTACACCAGCCGGTGTTATAGTTAATGGACCAATACCGATAGCGACTTTACCATTCTCCTCAATTTCTTGTGCGTTACCATCAATCATCGCTTTAATTGATGCTAAAAATTTATTTGGACTACCATCTGGCATTGGTCCGGTTGGTACACCAATTTCTTGTAAATTTTGAACAGTATTTAAAAATGATCTTGTCGGTGAATATCCGTCTAGTAGTTTGGCAGATAATAAAAGGGGTAATGGTAAATCTCCTCCTTTTTCGGCCAAAGCGCTTAATCTTTTTTTAACCCCAATATTAAGTAATTGTAGAAGTTCATCTAAAACACTTTTACAATCTCTAAAATCTTTAGTGATTACTGCCAATCCTGGTATAATTGCAACAATCGCTAAAACCATTCTGTAACGTTTTTTTATCTTTTCATCGTTGATATCTTGAAGTAATAATTTTACCAATGCTTTGACTTCTTTCTTTAATTCATTAAAAACTTCCTTAGTAAAAATTGCGGTAACTTTAGTCATAAATTCATTAAAAAATGTTCTAAACTTTTTTTGAAAATCCTCAATATTTGAAACTTGTTTGTAAAACGGTTGGTCATACATCGCGGCCAATGTCATGATTGGTAAAACATTCTTTGGTGACAAAACAGTATTGACTAAAGCTTTTAAAAATTGTTCAAAAAAACCTGCATCTAATGATAGTTTAAATCCGTCATCTAATGTTGGATAGATTATTCCTGATGCGGCCTCAATCTCATTTAAATCTGAAGTATCTTCATTAAATTGTAAATTATCTAATGCCGTTAGCGTCGCTTCTAAATTTAAAGGAACTTTGATGTTATCACATTCCTCAAATTCTACAACGCCCAATTTTATGTCTGAAATACTTTTTTCTATAATTCTTAAATCAATATCGTTAAATTCATAAAATGACTCATCAACATTATCAACTTCAGATACTTTAGATGATGCACCCACATTAATTTCTTTATTAGAGTCAGAACAAAGACCAAGTATTCTTTGCATAATTAGTAAAGTTTTTTGGATTGTTTGTATTTTTAAAAATCCATCACCCCTACCAAATGAAATTACACCAGTAACATAATCCGTTAGATTTGCAAAGAATTGTTTATAATCCAAAATATCTATTGATTCATAATAATCCGCTAAAAAAATATCAACAGCCGGAAGACCTACTCTTGTACTTATGTCAACTTTGAAGGTTGGTTCATTTACGGTTAGTAATGTTATTGGATCCGTATAGGTTTCTATATATGTAATATTAAATAAATTTTGGTTTGATTTACCTCTATATAGTGATCCAGAAACCGCTTGATATGGTTGATTTAAATTTTGAGTTCTTTGGTAAAGTTCTCTATTCATCGAAAATGGATAGTCATTGTACTGAATAGGTTTTTGTTCGTAGAAAAATTTACCAATTTTGTCGTCAGGACCCAATTCAAAAGACCCAAACAAATCCACACACCTTACTGGAACATAGTATGTCGATGGTATTGTGGTCATTGTATTACTACAACCCAAAGCTTTTATTGCTTCTTCTATTAAGATTGTTTTAACTTCGGGTTTAATCTTCTTCAAAGAATTTAAAAAGATTCTTTTGATTAATTTATCAGTCTCAACACCAGAACCTTTAGTCTGTTTAAGTTGTTGGATTAATTCATCTAAAAATGTTTTAGCATTTGCGGTGTGTTTTTTTCTCCACTTTTTATAATCTGTAAGTGGTTGAGATAAAAATTTATTTGCGGTTTCTTGAGAACTACCCGCTTTCTTTTTTAAGCTTTCGTAACTTTTTTTATATTCTTTATAAGTTTTATAAACACCTGTTTTGTTACTTGCTTTTTTTAAATCTTCATTAATATCGACAGCCATATAAAAATTATTTTTTCATTTTATAGGTCCCATCATTGTTGATGTCTTTTTGAAGTAGACTTTGAATTGCAACGTCATCCATGTCTAAATCAGAGAGAGTGAAATCCTGTTCTTTATCCGTAGATTTTTGCCACATTGTGGATTGTAATTTTGAAAGGGTTAATTTTTTTTCAACACAGTCATTAATTATTTTTTGTTGTTTTTCAATTACAGGACCAATAAGAGTCATGTCCTCAGGTTCCTTCATCATTGTCAACATTTTGTTTTGGATTCTAATTGCGGTGTTTCTTTGTTCTACTAATTCATTGTAGATTTCTTGCATCAAAGATAACATTGACTCTTTTGATAAATTTATCTCTTTTTTCGGTGGTCTTGGCATACTAGTAAATATCAATCTTTCAGTAATTCTTGAACTAAATCAAAATATAACTTTTTATATTTTTTAATAGAATTTCTTATTTCTTTAGTGGATAAATTAGTCATTTCCCTCAATTCAAAAAGAATAAGATTCTTATTAAACTTGTTGTTGCTTGACTCGTGAAAAATTTGATTATAGTTTTCGAATAAGTCATAAATTGCAGAACCTAATTTGTGTTCTTGATCATTAGTCTCATTATTATCTAAATTATCTTTCAGTCTTTCAAGAAACTTTTTTATAATTGTTTCAGAACTTAATTCGTCATTATCAATGAAGTATGACATTTCAGCTCTATTGGAAAGGTCAGATGAAATATCTTCGTAAGATATTTTTCTATTCATTTCTTTTTGATCTTTCATTATTTGACCCATCAAATAATTTTTACAGATCGTCCCAAAGTATGAGTATGCTTTCTTCTCTTTAGAAGGTTTAAATTTCTCAATCTTTGTCATAAGAAAAGAATGTGTATCTACGTGTATTTCTTCGTAGTTCATATCCTTCCTGTACAATTTATATCTTCTAATAATTGAAGATATCATTTTATCTAAAGGGTCTCTCAAAAATTCATTATATATTTTGTTTCTTTCTTCATAAGTTTCGGCGATTAAAAACATTTTAACCGCCGTCTCTTCCCGTTCATCAAAATAATTATTGGCTTTTGGTTTTCTTCCTTTCTTCTTCTTTTCTATTGAAATTTCAGTTTCATTGTTTACCATCAAATATTTTGTGGTTCATAATTTATATCTCTTTCGTTTTTGAAAAAATATTCTTTTTTTGCTGACTCAATCCAAAATCTTGCTTCATCCTGATCTAATCTATCATCACCATTTTTGTAATTCCAAAATATAGATCCTTCTCTTAAATTCATGTGTTTATAACCAATACGAGGTATTGTCATAATTTTTACTGAGTTGTGTGTTAGTCTTAAAAATAATTCATATCCGAAAGTAAGTTTAATGTTAGACTTAATACCACCAACTTCTTGGTATTTTTCTTTCTTGAAAACCATACCTGATGTTTGGAAATTTTGATATGTTTGTAATGTTTCATTTGTCAAAATTCCCATATCTGTTGATACGTTTGCTGCAAAAGTAGCTTCGTTAGTAAAACCAGCGAAAACCAATTTATCATCAACGTCAACAACGATTGGTAAAAAAGCATCTACATCTTTATAAATATCCATATATTTAGTTGCGTTTTTGAACCAAATATTTGAATATTCATCGTCAAACTCTGCAATTGAACACCATTCAGATGTTGATAACTCAACACCTCTATTAACTTGTTTTGCAAAATTAGGAGATTCTGACCAAACTTCTCTTACAACTGTCAAACCACTAAACTCATACTCATCTAAGAAGTTAGTTAAAAAATCTTCAGAACCATGAACAATAATTAGTTCATTTAAATATTCACCTTGATTTCTTATTGATTGGATACACTTATCAAAGAACTCTTTGAAGTCTATTGCTTTACCTGATTTAATAGGTAAAATAACTGATATTTTATTTTCGATACTCATAATTATACTGTTTCAATTTTAGTTAGTTGATCTTCAAAAGAAGCGATTCTACTCTCGAACATTTTACCAAATAATTCTAATGTTTCAGATTGGAATTTTTCAAAATTACTTATTGATTCAATTGTTGAATCCATATTAGCAAACAACTCAGGGTTTAAATTGTCTTCTAACCAATTTTGAATAAAATCTGATAATACGTCAACAATAATCGTTTTATTATTTACCCACAGACCATTGTCTTCATTCATCCATGACGGCACATAGTCAGGAACCAAACCTAATACTGGTATACCCATTTTCATAGACTCTAACGGGAAAGTTCCAAAAGAACTTGTTTGGTCAATCCAAACTGAAATAAAACTATCTTTCATGGCTTCGCTAAATTCTTCTTCAGACAAACCTCTTAAATCTCTAAATGTAATCCATCTATATTGAGGGAATTTAGCGTAGAATGATTTAATCAAGTTAGTAGTATCTCTATGATCTCTTGTGTGGATGTTCACAATAGTTTTAGGTGGGAAAATATTTTTTTGGAAAGTATCCGAAATATATGGTGAAATAACATCAGTATAAACATTTCTCATAACTGACTCAATAAGTTCTTTTTGTTTGTTAGAAGTTGTAATACATTTGTAGAATCCTAATTGACTCCAAGTTTGACCTGGTTGTAAAGTCTCAAATATATGATCAAATGCTTGACAAAGAACAATTTTACCACAAGGTAATTTAGTAATTTGGTCCATAATAAAACCATAGATTTCAGGTATGATAATTAGATCATCAGGTGAAATTTCCAAGCTAGTACCTTCAATAGCTCTGTGTTCTAATTCAGTCATATATTCTTCTCCTAGCCAAGAATCAACACCGAAGTATTCAGGTTTTTCATGAAGGATGATTGAGTTATATCCATTTCTCTTTAATGTTAATGCCATTTGGTAAATGTATCTAACAGATGCCTTAGCGTTTCCTTTGGTGTCTTGTACTATGAAATAAATTCTAGACAACTTCTCTTTCATGTTGTTGATAGAATTTTCCAATTTTGTGATTTGTTCTGTATTCATATCTATTATAATTTATTTATTATTTTTTTCATCAGTAATGTGTTGAAAGAAATTTTGAAAGGGATAGAAACTTCATTAGTTTTAAATCCCATTTTTTCATCAACTATTTCGTCTTCTGTAAGAACGGTTTCTACCATATTTTTTATCATTTCGTATTTAACTAAATGAATTTGGGATTCCCCGCTTGTACCTACTAAAGCGACTTCATCTTCAATTTTGTCTAAGTCGATATAGTAATGTTCATCAAAAATATTAAACATTTTGTTTAAGGTTTTGTATAATTTGTTCAAATTCAGAAAGTGAAGAAATTTCATAATCTGATTTGATTTGTTTATTGTAGGAAGTGTTAAACTTAACAACAATTTTACCTACAGGTTTTTCTAATAATAGAATAGGATCTGCGGTAAGTAAAATGTCTATTTGATTCCACATATTGTTTTTTGTTATTTCACTGAAAAAAATTACTTTTTCTAATAAACAACCAAATTTTGATAAGAAAAATAATGACGACGGTTTTGATTTACCAATTTCACCTGAAACAATTACCAATTCATTTTCATCTCTCAGACTAAAGTAAATTTCATTCAAAATATTAAATGTGGTCATCTCTGTTGATGGAGCATGACCAAATAATTCCATTGCATATTCTTCATACATAAAATTAAATAACTCATCCTTACCCCTAAAAGAAAAATGTTTATCTAACTCTAAGGAATTCACATCAGATATTTGTTTATACTCGAACTTTTCTAATGTTTCTGTTATTGGTTTTGTGTTACCAGACATATCAAGTTCATAGGTTGTTTGCGTAACCTCATCATCAGTATTACTCTCAATTAGATGCTTTTCATATAGTTGAGTAAATTTTCCGATAGTATCTCTTAATACACCATTAATATCAATCCCTATCCTCATCATATTTTTGTAATATTTTTGTAATTATCGGATTTCTAACTCCATCTTTATCTCCAAACTCAAATATCCCAATACCATTAATTCCGTTAAATCTAATTAAAGCATCATACAAACCTGAGTGTTTTTTATCTTTATATCTATCAGTTTGTTCAATATCACCAGAAATAAAGAATTTAGTGTTAGTACCTATTCTCGTCAATAGTAATTTCATTTGTTTTGGAGTAGCATTTTGAGCCTCCTCAAAAATTAAGATTGAGTTGTCTATTGTCATACCTCTCATGTAAGCTAATGCAAATACTTCAATTACCTCAGCATCTTTTAATTTTTCTTTTGCTTCTTTACCAATGATTTTATTCAAAAGGTAATAAGATGGGAAGATATATGGGTCTAATTTTTCTTCTAAGTTACCAGGTAGTGCTCCTAATTTTTCTTCGGCCTCGACAGCTGGTCTTACAATTATAATTTTATCATATCCATTACCATCATCTAATAAAAGATCTACGGCAGTTTTCATAGCTACGTAACTTTTACCAACACCTGCAGGTCCTGAACAAATAGTGATCTGATTATTTAATAATGTTTCAGAATAAATTTTTTGATTTTCAGTTAAAAATTTACCTTTTGGTCTTTTTTTAACTACTTGTGATATCACATCTTTTTTAGAATTCAGTGGAACATAAGGTTCTTCTGTTGGTTGCGGTTTTCTTCTCGTCATATTTTATTTTACAAATCTTTTAGTGGATTCTTGATCATAAATCCTTTTTCTTAAACTACTTGTAGAAAAATTGTGATCTCTTTTATTATAAACAAATCTTATATTTCTTTTCATACAAATATCTTTTGCGGTGAAGTTTTTATCTTTGTACTCTTCACCAATAATTCTAATATCAATATCTAGAGATGAGAATATAGTTTTTAATTCTTCCTCATTGTTATAAGGTATGATTTTATCCACATATTGGACGGCGTCCAATTGGATGTATCTTTCTACTAAAGATTGAATTGGTTTGTTTTTTTCAGGTCTGTCAAATGATGGGTCCACTTGTAGGGCACATATTAGGTAATCACAGTATTTTTTACATTCTTCTAACATTATTATATGACCTGCATGGAGCAGATCGAATGTCGAACAAGTAATACCTATAATTCTGTTTTGTTTATCCATTTTTTCTTACAATACTATAATTTTTTTCAAAAAATTCAATAGTTTCCTTCAGACCTTCATAGAATGGGGTAAATTTGAAATTTGGTAGATAATTTTTGATTTTAGTATTGTCTGATGGTTTTCTAAACTGACCATCGGGTTTTGAGGAGTCAAAAATTACATCCCCTTTGAAGTTCATCAATTCTGTTATTACATCAACAACCTCTTTGATTGATATTTCTTCAGATGTTGATAATATTATTGGTTCATTTTCGTTGTAGTTGTATAAAACCCATTCGGTTAATTTTGCAACATCTTTACTAAATATAAATTCACGTAAAGGTTTACCTGATCCCCATATTTTTAATGGTGTTTTGTTTTCTCTTGCAACATAACATTTATGTATTAGTGAAGGAACAACGTGACCATTTACAATATTGTAATTATCATTTGGGCCATAAATATTTGAGGGAATAACGGATTTATAATTTAGACCATATTGTTCTTTGTACGCCCTTATTTGTATGTCAGTCATTCTTTTAGCATAAGCATAAGCATCATTAGAAAAATGAGGAGGACCTAAGTGAACTTTTTTTTCTGTTAAGGGGTACTCAACATCATTTGGAAAAACGCATGTTGATAAAAATGCTACCAAATTTTTTACTTTAGTAAGTCTTGCTGACTCAATAACATTTGTGTTAATCATTATGTTATCATAAAAAAATTCACCTTTATGATTCATGTTACCCCCAAGACCACCAACTTTTCCTGCTGTATGAATAACACTGTCAAATTGTTTTAACATTAACCTATTTACATCATTTGGATTCCTCAGGTCGTATTCTTTTGAAGTTGGCTTATAATATTGGTTTCCAACAAATTCAGATCCAACTAAACCGTGACCACCAGTTACTAGAATTTTATTATTTTCCATAATACCCCATCCAATATTGAATCATTTCATCTAACATTGTTTCAAAAGTATATTTAATCTCCCAAGACAATTTTTTTTGTAGTTTAGTTGAGTCCCCTTTCAAGTTATCCAATTCTTCAGGTCTAAAATGTTTTTCATCAACAACCACATAATCTTTATAATCTAAATTTAGTGAACTAAAGACATACTCACATAAGTCTCTAACTGAATGGGATATACCTGTTGCACAAACATAATCATCTGGCTCATCTGATTGTAGCATCAACCACATTGCCTCAACATAATCTTTCGCATGACCCCAATCTCTAGTTGCTTCTAAATTACCTAAATGTAAATTTTTCTGTAAACCTAATTTAATTCTAACAGCCGCTTTGACCACTTTATTTGTTACGAAATTAGTTCCACGTCTTGGTGATTCATGATTAAATAAAATACCATTCCATATTTTCATGTCATAAGCATTTCTATAGTTCCTACAAATGTTGTAGGAAAAAACTTTTGCACATCCGTAGGGTGATACTGGATGCATTGGTGTTGTTTCTCTTTGGTATCCATCACTATCGATTGAATTACCAAACATTTCGGATGAAGATGCTTGATATATTTTTGAATTTGGGGAAACTAACCTAACCGCTTCTAACATGTTCAAGGTACCAACACCAGTAACATTTGCGGTATAGATAGGTTGATCAAAACTTACACGTACATGTGATTGTGCTGCTAAATTATAAACTTCATCTGGTTGAACTTTAGATAATACTCTCACTAATGAAGCCATATCCGTAAGATCGGCATATTCTAAGTTCAAAAGACCGCTTTCACGTAAATGTTCTATTCTTGTTGATTGGGTCTCAGAAACTGAATTTCTTTTGACTGTACCCCATACTTCATATCCTTTATCAATTAAAAGTTCCGCCAAATAAGAACCATCTTGTCCGTTAATTCCTGTTATCAATGCTTTTTTCATAAGTTTTCGTTAACTATTTTTATTACTTTGTTTATTTCTTCTTCAGTCATTTGATGATTATTTGGTATGTATAATCCATACTCATGTATAGTTTTTGAAATTGGTAAATCTTTTTTACCATATCTTTCATACCAAAAAGGGTGTTCATTTATTGACCCACATATTAATGGTCGACATTCTATGTCATTTTTTTCCAGCTCCTCCACTAATTTGTTTATATTTTTAGTTATGATTGGAAATGAAAAATTTGAAACAAAAGAACCCTCAGGCTCGTGAATGTCCCAATAAGTATTATTTATCTCTTCTTTATATCTCAGATAATTATTGTTTCTATTTTTAATAATTAAATCTAATTTTTCTAATTGACCTAAACCTAAAAATGCTTGTAAGTCTGTAGCTCTTAGGTTAAACCCTGGATAGTAAAAAGTATAAAGTGCTCTAAAATTATTTATTTTATAGTCTTCTCTTAACTTATTTTGTACCTCTTTTGGTAAATCTCTATCCCACCCATGTGATCTTATGGACAATAATATATGATAAAGGTCTTCATCATTAGTTGATATCATACCACCCTCAATTGTTGACATGTGGTGACCAAAATAAAAAGAGAATGTCGATAGATCCCCAAAAGTACCTACTTTTTTATTTTGGTATGTACTACCAATAGACTCACACGTGTCCTCAACCAAAAGAATCCCATGTTCATTACACAAATCTATTATTTCAGACATATGGTTAGGGAATCCTAATACATGTACCAAAATAATTGCTGAAGGAGACTCCTCAAGTATTATCTGTTTTAAATGGTCAATATTTAAACCTAAATTATTCTCATCACAGTCACACATTATAGGTTCTAACCCTAATTGAATTGCTGGTGTTACTGTCGTCACCCAAGAAACCGCAGGAACTATAATTTTTTTGTTTCTCATTCTTTCCGATAAGATCAAAGAATAAATTCCTGCTAAATTTGCGGATGACCCTGAATTGACAAAAACCGAGTATTTTACTCCTAACCACTCAGACCACTTCTTTTCAAATTCAACAGTTAAATTACCTTTTGTTAATCTTGGATTTGTTTTTAACCATTCTATTAAATTGGATATGTCGTCAAAATTGATGGTATCTTTAACTAATTTTATACTCATAGATGTCTTTTATTGTTAAGTTTAAAAGATCATTATAGTTTGAATATTTGACGCAACTAAAATAATCCTTTCTTGTATTTGGTAAGTTATTTTTAACTTCTACTGAAATATAATCTTTAAAATTTTTATTGTGTAGTTTAAAGAGATCGTGAACAAAGTTTTTGACATTAATAAGTACACCCGACCCAATTAAAATGTCAGTATTTGTATTAATTGAATTATCAACAATAGTTTTTGGGTGTATTAAATCCCTATCAAAGTTTATATCCCCGATAGAAATCTTCTCACCATTCAGTAATGATTTATATATTTTCCCAAACAAAAACCCTTCTTTTCTGTAAACCGAATTGAAGTTAAACGGGTAGATGATAATGACGTTACTATACTTATCTTTATTTTGATTAATGTGATTACACATCAATTCTTTTGATTTTATGTACGGTGTCTCGTTGTAATTATATGGGTCAGATACTGACACACACCCATCGTAATTGTTCCAAAGTTCTGATGTTGAATAAATTACTAATCTATCCGCAAAATCCTTTAATTTATCTATTACCTCAATTGTGTAATCGTAATTAACTTTTGTAAAGAACTCCAAAGGTTCTCCTAAAAATGTTCTTTGTTCAGAAAACAATAAATAAATTGAGTCGTATTTTTTACTCAGAATTTTGTCGTAATCAATATTCCTTGATGAAATTTTTTCATAATTTTCAGGAAAGTAATAACTTAATTGAGAAGTATTACCAATAACTAAATTATTTGTTGCCATAGATATGTGGGGTTTAGTTAATTGTAGTTTAGTTTAATCCAATCGTCATAACAAAAAATGTCTCCATGCCAAAATCTTTCTCTATTGTTATAAATTATTTTTTCAGCATTACTCAAAACCCCAATCCACCAAGAAAAAGTTCCTTCACTTAAAACTAAATTATTATAATTTGATCCTAGTATTATCGTGTCTAAAGGAGGTTTAACTAATATTTCTAAATTAAACTTTTCTGAAAGTAGTTTTACATTATCATGATCTGGACTGTCAGAGGAAATTACTCCTTTTTTTGAACCAATTTTTTCTAAAGCTTCAATATAATAATCTATTGGTAACATATTTTGTAATAATTCAATATCACCAATCCTATAATGTACAAAAACTTGGTCAATACTTTTAGTGTTATTCTGAAATATGTTTTTTATGTTTACAGTATAGTTTAAAATAAATTCTTTAATTTGAAAAAAATCTTCAAAAATGTAATTTGCTGGTTCACATTTTTCTTTGGATAAAAGTTCTAAAAAATTTTGATTGTTGACTATTATTGTTTTATTGTGGTAGGATTCAAAATCACTGTCGTCATTTATTATGAATAATTTTGTGAAATTAATACCTCCACTAATTGCAGGAGTTGAAAGTTTTATTTTAAATTTATTTGAAAATATTTTTGCTGCCGCATATTGTAACATATTATTACCTAAGCGTCCAGCATAATTAATCGAAACCATTTATTGTGATAACATTTTATTTTTTTCCAATAAAATTAATTCCTCCCAATAAGAAAAATTAAGAAGTTCTCGATCCCAAACTTTATCTTCTTCCTTTTTAATTAATGATTTCATTAATTCTTCATCTTTTAATTTTTCACAATCATCTAAATAAATGATTGGGTATTTTTCGTATAATTTTGAATATAATTTTTCGTGAAAAGTTATCGGAATTCGACCACAATATAAAGTTTCGTAAACTCTGTGAGTATCCAAACCATGCCCAAGTGGGCAAACAACCGCTCTATAGTTTAATATATTTTCATAAAAATATTTTAACACCTCATAGTTGTTATAACTTTCATAAGTTGTAAAATCAATATTACCGTCCCAATCGATAAAGTCCACACTTTCACAAATTTCTTTTATTTTATTTCGGTGTGGTGGATTTGTACCTATATTAAAATTTGAGTACATAAGTTTTGTTGGAATTTTTTCTGGTAAATTATTTAAAATGTTTTCTTTAATTTCCCCAATATGATAACCTATATCACCGGTTTTACTACCGTATGAAGGTTGTAGTCCCTCAGGAATCATAATTACTTTTTTATTACTTGAGATACCATTTTGTGCAAACCAATAATGTAAATTACTTGGTATGTGTTGATCCCATCTTTCGTCAATAGTGGTATCCTCATTTGCAGTAATTAATATTACCGGTCTCATCATACTACCGATTAAACTTAAAGAACCTAAAATATTGGACTCAGTTCCTCTAGTGTAAATTATGTTTTCATTATCATGTAGATCTGAAAATTTGTGTGAATGTATAAAATTTTTCATTTTATAAATTATTTAGTTTATTATTAATAAGTTCTTTAAAGAAGTTTACATTTTGATGATATGCAATTATATCAACTGAAACTTTTGTGTGATTATACTTATCACCTACATATAGTGGGTGATCCTTTAAATGATCAGGTCTTGGACCACCAACAGAGTTAACTACCTGATACAAATTTTTATGTCCAAAAAAATACGATAAATGTGCGGGGCCACTCATACTTGAATAGAAGAATAAACAATTTTTATTATTTATTAAAGTTGTGAAACTTTGTAAATCAACATACTCGATATTTTCGTTAATACAAAAAGACTCACTACCAAACCCCATTACATATACGTGAATTTTTTTTTCATCGGTAAAATATTTAACTAAATTGGAGAAGAAAGATTTATCAACGTTCCTTTCAGTTGACCAATCTCTATTTCTAAATTGTAGACAAACGTATTTTTTATTTATATTACTTGGTAAAAATTTATCACTTTTTTTAAACGAAAACAATATATCGTTTAATTCTTGGTTATCAACCTCTGGTTCATAATTAATAAATTCATTATGATAATTATCTTTAGTTGATAAATCAACCAAATCGATAACGTCAATACCTTCTTTATCAATATTTGAAAAGTCTTCCCAAGATATAACATTTTCGAATATTGATTCGTATAAGAATTTTCTTTCCTCATTAGTGGTCACAATAACGTCTTGGTTGGAAATCTTTTTTTCGTAAAAAAGTTTTTTAACTCTATAATGAGTCACCATAATTTCCCAACCCAACTCATAATATGAATTTAAGTCACCTGACGTGTCGTGGGTAGGACCACTTGTTGAGTTTTTACCAACTATATAATATTTCATTTTTTAAATTTTAATTATTTATTGACCCCTTTATAAAGTTTAACAGAATCCTCAATTAATGATTTACCGTTCACAATAGAGTTCTCAACCATTCTATTTATTGCTTGTACGTATTTAGGTCTTTTGATTTTAAAACAAATATCAATTTTACGTTTTAACTCCGCAATTTCTTCATCACTTTTTGCATCACTAATAGCATCTTCCAAATACCACATCCTACAGTGTAATATCGATAATTTCTCAATTACTTCACCCAAATTATCCGTTTCGATAATGTCATTTGGTAAATCTACGTTTTTACTTTGATCTAATAATTCTTTTGTTCTTGCATTGATTATATCCTCAATTCTTTCTCCTATCATTTTAATTTTATTTCGTTGTTTATTAAATTATATACATTATCAGTATTATAGTCATTTGACCAAATTTGTTTTGATGTTGATTCTAAAAACCATTTACCCTCATTTTGGTTATTTGTAAAACTAATAAATGTTGTATTCTTATTCATTAAATTTTCTTTTATATGAGTAAAGCAATGTGGTCCTGATGCCCTACCAACAATAATATCACAGTAAGTTGATATAAACCCTATTTGTAATAAGTCTGGTAAAATTTTTGTTAAATTATTAACAAAAATTATGTTTGGGTTATTGTGATTAATATTTTGGGTTATTAAAAATAGACAATCTATATTTTCTTCAGATAATTTTATTATTGTTTGATCCATATTAAAATTAAACGCTTGTTCTGAATAAACATTACCGTTAGATATTAATACTATTTTTTTATAGTCATTTTTTAATTTTAATATTTGATCTTTGATGAAACTATAGTTTGGTACATTACTAAAATTTATCGTGGGTAGATGTTCCCACCTTTCTTTTATTGGTAAATTTAAATTTATAAGAATGTCTTTAACTAAACTAAAATAATTATCAAAATTACATCCTGGAATTGGTGAGTCTAAATATTTTGATCTCTGTTGGCCTATCCAAGCATTAATAATTTTATTATTGATGTCTGTATTTTCTTTAGTCATATGTTCAGGAATTCCATAGATTTCGGTAACGTCATCTATATCTGAAAATAATGGAACGTTTAAATTGTGGTAATAAACAACGTTATATTCATCTAATAATGAGTTAACTAAAACTCTTGAATAAAATATGTCTCCATTGTGGTAATGGTTATACAGCTCAATTGTGTTTTTCATTCTTACTTATTATTTTTTATTTCATTATATAATATATCATCCGCGACTAAATATTTTTGACACCTTTTAAAATTTTCTAAAACTGATTCCATTCTTTTTTCATATTCATTATCAGACAATTCATTAATTTTTTCCTTTAAGTCATTTATATCTTTAAAAGTGATTATTCCGTTCATATCAAAAAAGTCACCTATACTTGGGCATCCCCAATATATTGGAATTGTACCTGTTATAAAACAATCAATAATTTTTTCTGTAAAATAATAATCTTTTTTACAATTCTCAACACAAATAGAAAATTTATAATCTCTTAAACCTTTGATCTTATTATCTATTGGATTATATCCCCCGCCAAAAATATCAATACCTTCTATAATTTTTATAATTTCGTGACGTAAATTGTGACCATCTAAATATTTTTTATTAGATGATATTATAGAAATACTTTTGTTTTTATTGTGTATTTTTCTATCCTCTTCTAAAATCCAACATCCACCAATAGGGGTTAAAACGGAGTTGTTTTTTGCATCTAATATTTCCTTATCAAAGGTGAAAATTTTAGAAAATAAATGACTATTGTTTTTAACGAAGTTGTAAGAATTATTAGTTACAAGAGGAGATTCGATTAGCCATGCGTATTTTTTTTCATGGTTATATCTACCTACGTTTAAAAGTTCATGGTCAGTTAAAACAATGTGATCACCATTAAGTTCTCTAATCCATTCAAAATTTTTAGGTGAATTATACCAACTACTTGAGCTGGCGTGTGAAAATAAATTATCTGAAATATATAATTTATCTTTTGACATAGAAAGCATCTCCCCAAGTTACACCATCCCATGTGGTCTCTACCCTTTCAAAACCATAGGGTTTTAGGAATTCATCTAATTCTTCTACCATTGGGCATCCTTTATATACCTCATCTCGGTTAACTTCTGTCATAATGTAATCAATACTATTCAAATATTCATACCCTCCTTTAAAGACTTCCAATTCATATCCTTGGACATCTATATTAATAAAATTATACTCACCTACTGTATCAATAAAGGAATCTAATTTTTTAATTTTTACTATTTCTTTAGATTCAAATGTAATATGAGGGTATTGATTTAGGTGTACTAAAGGTTCTAATATAGAACTTGATTGACCTTGGTTTGCAACTTCAACAAACATCTCAATTTCTCCCTCAAAATTCCCTAATGCACAATTATTTAAAATTGCTTTTTGACCAACGTTCTCTTTCAGTCTTTCAAAAGTCCTTTGTATTGGTTCAAAAAACATAACTCGATCAATGTTTAACTGTTCATAAGTTTTGAATTCTTGACCAAAATGACCACCTATGTGAATAATCCCTTTAATATCTAGATTATATTTTTCTTTTAAATTAATTAAGTCTAATAACATATTTTTTCTTTTTTAACATAATAATTTCCCGAGTACGTACTGAACATCTATTTTATTCCAATTATCTTCATAAATATCTTGATAATTCTTTTCACCTTTTGGTCCAAACCATACTGAGGGACAATATATTTTTTTATTTTCATTTATATTAAGATAAGATCCCCACCAAGAAAATGAAGAATTAGACATTACGTTTATTTTACATAAACTAATCATCCATAATTCTTCGTAATCTTCTAAATCATAAACAATTTCTGATTTTTCGTAGTTTAGATTTTGTTTACACCACTCCTTGTCGTTTGAGAAAATATATATTTTATCGTAATCACTAATACGACTTAAACATTCATCTATATATGATTTGTCAATTACAGGTAAAATTTCTGAAATACCCAAATAATCACCACGTCTTACGTGAATAGATACCGTTTTATGATCTGAGATGTTTGGATATAAAAAATTGACTTTGTCAATGAATTCCTTCGTTGGGGAAAACATATTTTTTAAATAATCTCCGTGACCATTGAAGTTTTTACTACTTTGGAAGTAACCATAAAATTCAATTGGTTTATCGTAAGTTATATTTAATTTGTTGTATGACCAATTTGGTTCAGGAACTCTAAGTCTATTTGGTAGTATGTCAACAAAATTAACATTTCTAAAAATATTTGTTAGGTATTTTGTAGGTTGATTACCGTGCATTGGTATAAATGCCGATTTTTGAAATCCCACCTGAATGTTGTTTGTTAATCCTTCACATACCGCCTTTGAGATTTGGAACATCTGATTTCCTAATCCCCCCATCAAAAATGACGTTAAAATCATTTTATTAACCACACGTTATCAACAGGTTTATTCTCAATATTTGAATAACTCGGTATCTGTGTTGTTAGGGCAATATGAGAAGAATATGAATTATATTTTTTTTGTAATTGAGCCATTAAAACGTCGACTTCTAACGGTTGATTATTAATCATTTTAATTAATTCCTCAAAGATATAAGGTTTCATTAATACACAGTGAGCGGAATAACTATTATTTGTCTTAACACAATAATCGTTAATTTTTTGGGTTTGTTGACCCATATGGTAGTTGTGATTTGCTCCAAAATACATCATGTCCCAATTTGTAGGAACTGACTTAGTGTATGTCTCAAGGTGAACATTAAAGTTATCTATAAACATACAATCATCCTCAACAATCAAAACGTCGGATCCACCTTTATTTTTCCAATCATTATAAATGTTTTTGTAGGTCATCAATAACCCAAATGCGCCTTTTTTGATTCTTGAATGGTTTTCAATTTTAGACCCGTCAACTGCATCAATAATATTGTATTCATTACAACTAATTTTGTTTAATTCTTTAACGATATGTTCTTTTCTGTCAGTCCTTTCTTTCAGATTGATAACATAAATTGATTTTGATAAATTATTTAAGTTCATAATTAATGTCTTACATTGTAATATACTTCTGGTGTTATTATCCAGTTACTTGTCAAAGATTTTAATTTCATCAAAAGGTCAAAATCTTCACCATCTCTATTTGAATCAAACAAAACATAACCCAAAGTCTTTTTATAGCAGAAAGATATCCCTACTCTCGAAAATATTAATTTGTTTTCGTTTAATGGAGGTAAAACCAATCCGTTGGAATATTTCATTCTCCATACTACAAAGTCTTTATCTTGATATTTTTTTAATAGAGTATCAACATAATCAGGATTGATTGTGTCGTCATCATCTAAAAATCCTATCCATTCGGTATCAACAATTTTAATACCTTCATTTCTAACTAAACCTGATTGACCGTTATGTGGACCGACTAAACCTGTTTTAGGTAGCTCAATAATTTTAATTCTCTCGTCATTAAATTCGGTACCTTTAACACCGTCGTATATTACAATAGCTCTCCAATTTGGGTTAGTTTGATTAAGTAAAGAATCAATAGATCTTATTATTGTTAATCTATTTAATGATGGGATAATAAACGTTATAAGTGCTTCCATATTAATTTGTTACTATTGCATATTTTTTAAATTTATCAAAATTTTCTCTTATGTATGGTGACATGATTTCATCAAATTCTCTATTAATTTGTTCTCGATTATCATTGATATTTCTTGTTGTTGATTCATGGTGATATGCCACGCATTCACCGCAACAATAATTAAAATATCCATTTTTTATTATTTGTAAACCTAAATATGCGTCTTCATGACAATGAGTAAATTTTTCATTAAAACCACCTAAAAAATCAAACATTTTTTTTCTAACCATCATCAAGGCTGCGGTATTTCCACCAACATCTTGAGTATCAGTTAAAAATTTATAATATGTTTCTCTTGTTAAATGGTCAAGGACTATTGTTTTGGATATTTCTTTCATCACTATTGAAATCCCATCATGTTGAATGGTGTTGTTTGAAAAGTGGAGCCTGCACCCAACTGTACCTACTTTATTTTTCATTTTAAATGTCTTCATCATCCCATAAATAACATCATTCAATATTTGAATATCATTATTACAAAATAATAAAAACTCATACTTATCGGTTATATGATTTTTAACAACGTCATTATTTATTTTTGCAAAATTGTAATAGTCATATTCTATTAAATTTATATTACTAATATTTTCTTTGACCCATTTTTTTTCATCGTCTGCGGATCCTGTATCTGCAATAAAAATATCATATAAATTTTCATCACAATGTTCATGGAATGAATCAACACATTTCTTTAACATCTCAACTTTACCTTTGGTTGGGATGATGATTGCAACTTTACCAACGTTTTTTATTGGTTTAACTTTAATTTGTGGAACATAAACTTCCGTTGGTTTTAAATCTAACGGTAATTTACTTCCCCATTTCTCAAGAAATTTTTCTTTACTATCAAAAAATTCTTTATTTGGTTGACCAACAGATTCATGGATAATTTCGAATGATGAGGTTACACCTATTTTGACCCCATCTAAATAATTTGGAACACAAAACAAATGATCATAAAAGTGAAACTTACCAATTGTTTCATCAAATGTGTGTTTAATTTTTGTTTTATCAAATGAAATAAATAAACCATCAATTGTTACAACAGGAATTAAAAAAGGTAATTTTGTTGAGTATTTATTTAACCACTTTTTTTTCCCTTCAGGGTGGTGGTAAACTTGACCAACCATTGTATAATGCATCCTATCCCAATAAACTCCTGTTTCAGGAAAATAACATGATCCCGCTTTTCCAATTATACCAAAACTATTATTATTTGAAAAATCTTCTAACAATTTTTTACCCCAATTTTTCTCTAATTTAATATCATTATGACAACAAACCACAATATTATAAATAGATTGTGTAATACCACTATTATAAACTTGTGAAAGAGAATATTGATTGTGATTTACAAACTCTAAAATTTGAACATCTTTTAAACCAACAGTTTGTAATAAGTGTTGTTTAAATTTGTTATTATAGTTTTCGTCTTTATGTGTTGAATAAACTATTGTAATCATACCCCTGTTGATCCGAAACCGTTATCGTTTCTATCTTTATTTTCTAATTTATTTTTTTCAATAAATTCAACCCATTTTCCCGATACAACAGGACAAAGGACTGCTTGAGCAATTTTTTGACCCTTTTCAATTTTTACTTTTTGATTTGTCGTATTAAATAATATGACTTGAATTTCACCTAAATACCCTTGATCTACAGTACCTGGCGAGTTCAAAACCATAAGACCTTGTTTAAGTGCTAAACCACTTTTAGATCTTACTTGTATTTCATATCCTTCAGGAATGTCAAGGATCAGACCAGTGTTAATTAATTTTCTATCAAATGCGTGTACCCAACACTCCTCAATTGAATACAAATCAAATCCTGAATCAGATTCATAATTATACGATGGAAAAACCGCATCTTCATTTGATTTTACAACCCCCATTTCAATTTTAGGGACGTACTCTTCCATTTCCTTTTCTAATTCCTCAATGTCAATTCCAAAAGAATCCATAATTGCATTGTAATCAATATCATCGGATTCATCTACTTCAATTTCATCAAGTAGTTTCATTAACATGTTTATTTCTTCCTCGTTAATGTTATCTAATTCTTCACTCATTATTTTAAACTTTTTAATTTCATTATTGCATCAATTAATACCTCAACATCTCTTTCGCAATATTCAGATATTTCTTTCAATCTGTTGTGTCCCCAATATGCTTCGTGAACCATTCCCCCGTTTACCTCACCATCTTTTGGTGTTGGAATATCTAAACATGCACACATCAAATCTAATGAACCAATAGCAGTGTACGCACCATATTGCCAAATTTCTTTAGTATCAATTGCCTTTACTTCCCATGGTTTTGTATCATATGAAGGAAGAATCTTTGATGGCATAATTCCATTCACAATCATTCTTTTCGCTAACATTGGAATGTCAAAGTTTTTAAGGTTATGACCACAAAGATAAAAATCCAATTTATGACATCTATTTAACAAATCCCTAACCTCTAAAAGTAATTTGTATTCATCATCTCCCGAAAAAGTTTGTTTTTTTGTTTCACCATTGTCTAAAACAAACGCCATAGAAACACACACAATTTTTGCAAATTCAGGAACAAGTGCTGATCTTTTTTTAAAAACAATGTCCATATGTTCTTCTGTTGTTCTATCTTCTCCCCATTCTTTGTCTTCAGGAAATCTTTTTAGAAACCAATCAAAATATTTGTCAAATTGTTCTGCAACTCTTGGGTTTGATTGAAGACATGTTTGGTAATCGGCACATCCGCCAACAGTTTCTATATCTAAAAATAAAATTTTTGTTATTGGGATATTAATCATGATTATTTAATTAAAGATTTGTAAAATGATGCTCTTTCACGTGACACATTGTTTATATCATATTTGTCTTTTACGGTTTCGTATAACCTTTCACCAAGATCTACAATCATATTCGGGTTTTCAACAAGTTTTTTAATATTTTTTACCCAATCACTATGATTTTTTGACTCATCAACTAATAATGCATTTCCATCGACAAACTGACCATTTTTTAATGAATGTTTCAAATCAATTGTGTAAGGACCTATATTGGAGGCTATGAGAGCTTTTTTGTAAAATCCGGCCTCAATAACTTTTAATTGAGATTTCATTCTATTAAAAATGTGATTTTTAATTGGTGCTAATGAAATGTCAAATTTAGCGTAATTTCTTGCGTATGAATCAGTAGGTCTAGTCCAAACTCTAACATAGTTTTCAGTTTTGATTGCGGGATATTCTTCCTCTTTAAATCTATCTAAAAACAATTTGTATTCAGGTGAAATAATTTTATAGTTGTCTGTAAAAATATGTTCATACATCGACCAAACCGTTTCTTGAGGCTTAATCGGTCTTTGTCTTTTTTCTCCAGTATCTTTGTTAATTTCTGTAACACTTCCTCTTGTGTCAAAACCACAAAGATAGTATTGTAATTTTTCTTGTAGAGGAGAAAGTTTATTAACCATACCATCTAACAACTTTAAATCATGTAAATGTGATGATCCACCTAACCAACCAACACGAACTTTATCAGAAGGAAGTGTTGGTTCTGTAAACTGACCTTCTTTTGGATCAATTGCGTTAGGGAAAACAATAACATTTTTGTTAAATTTTCTAATTTCGTTAGCAAAAATTTCTGTAGTTGTTGTTACATAATCTGACGCCTTTAGATTTTCTACAATCTTAAGGTGCATTTTATCATTAATAATTAGGTTGTGAATTGGGTGTTCTTTTGTAGGTAACCAATAATCGTCAATATCTGCAATTACAATAATACCCAAACTCCTCAAAGACTTAATTATTGTTGGACATTGATCCAAATCACCAAAATTTCTATGAAAATGAACTATTTGATAATTTTGCCAATAATTCAAATCATTAATTCTTGGTTTATAATCAATATCAATGTGGAAATCATTAGGATATAAATTTTGTAGATTGATGTGTGGATCTACTGAACGATATTTACCAACACCACTTGTGTCGGAAGGTAATACTAATACTTTAATTTTAGACATAAATTTCTTTTGTAGAAATCTAAGAATTTTACACACAATAATCAATAATAAAAAAAAATACCCATCATAAGATGAGTATTTATTTCACGCCTGAAAAGTATTTTTTATTTTGCGATTTTTTTAACTTTTAAAACTTTACCTTCAAATAAATGTTGACCAACTCTAAATTTAAACATTTCCCCACTATTTGACTCAGATTCAACCAAAAGACCGTTTTCTTTTAAAACGTCTTGGACTGTTTCTCTAACAATTTCTCTTATTTGATTTGCCGATAATGAACTTGATGTTTGTACTTGTTGTGTTTGTTGTCTTTGTTTACCTTCAATAATTTGATCTCCTTTAGCATTTGTATTCATTAACCTTGAAGCTTTTTCTACTAAATCATTACTTAAAACCGCTCCTGATGACATACCCATTGTAGGTTGTTGGATGGGGTGTTCCATCATTAGTCTTTTAATTTCGTCAGGTAATTTAGAACTTGCAATTCTATCTTCCATAGGTATATTTGATTGTCTTGGTTGTGATACAGGTCTTGATTCTTCTAAAATATCTGCAGGTAAATTGTATTTTGCAACAGGAGCGTCATAACTTTCAACCATTGGACTTGAGTAATCATTTCCCATGTTTATGTTACGAGCTTGACCTCTACCCATATCATTATGTTTTTCCATGATCTTTTTTGAGACCATTAATTTTTGTAGTAATTCTGCTTCTGAATTCATATTATGTTATATTTTCGTTTCCAAATACTGCGTTAATTATCATTCTTTCCATACTTCTGTCCCCTGTAGGATTGTAACCTGGTCGAGGCGTATCAAAAATTTCTTGAGTAGGTCTAATAAATTCCATTTTATCTACTCTAAAAAATCTCCAACTCGGAAGAGGTTTTTTACCTAAAAAAGCTCTATGAGAAGATCCTTCTCTATCCCAAGCTCTTAATACAGGGTTACCTTTTTTACTATAACCGTAAGCTACAGGTTCAATAACTCTTAAACCTTTACCTCCAGGTTCATCACCGTTGTAATAAATAACACATACTTTTTTATTTCTTATAGCATCAGTTATTTGATCAGCTGTTGCTACCTCTAAAATAAGTTTATTTAATGTGTTGTAAAGTTTCATTATGCTGATGGAGTCGTATATGGTTTGTTTGGTTGGTATTCATTGATTTTTATTTCATTTTTTCTTTCAATAATATCAATTGATGAACCACCATTGATTGTATCTAAGAAAATTCCTGTACCTTTACCTGACTCATCTCCATCTGACAAAGCATCAGGGTTAACCGCAGAATAAGGATTTACCGTTTTGTAATCGTTTTTTACAAGAAGGCTCTTTCTTTGGATGTCAGCAACTGCAGTCAAATCATTTGCTGGTTGGCTAAAATCTAATCTTTCTGTTTGCATTTTAAATTATTTGTTTCATTATTTGGTTTATTCTGTCAAGGTCTTCTTTAATTCTAACATCTTGTGAAAAAGTGCTATGTTCTTTAGAGGGTCTTAACATATCCGCAATAGGTCCTAAATCTTTAATTAATTTATCATCTATTTCATCCGGCATATAATCGTTTTGTACTTGATTTGAAAAATTATCATTTTTTCTTAGTCCTTGAATTGTATTCTCAACCCAATTTTTCATGTAGTCAGCACCATTCAAAATAAAAGGAGCGTCTGTCCCATCACCCTCATAATTGTCAAACCAATTTTTTATTCTACCGAGTTGTTGGTACGTAACATATCCAGTATCTCTTAATTCTTCATTTCTTTTGTGACCTTCAATTGAAGGATCTGAATTAGGAATATGATCAAAACATACTTGAAGATACTCTACTACTTCTTTTGGTAGTTCAATAGTTTTATTATATAAATTACTATTCACCTTGTTTTAAATGTTTTACCAATTTATCAATACTAATACCTTCTTTATCTGCAAGTCTTTTAATTGCTTCAATATTTCTTATTAAAATTTTAGAAACTGGTTTAGATAATTTATCATCTTCTTTTGTTTTCTTTACAACTTCTTTCTCTTTAGTTTTTTTTGATAGTAATATTTCATCAATTAAACTTTCCATTTTTTCTTTTTCTAATTCAGACAATCTTCTTTTTGTAAAACAATTTTTACATTTACCTTGTTTCTTTTCGTTTTTTAATTCTTTATCTAAGTTTCTATCAAAACCCAATCTTTTTAATCTCTCATCCCTTTCAATGGGATCCTCAACTTCCATCTTTTTCAATATTTTATTTGCGACATCATAAGTAGGTGCAAATTCGGTTTCCTCAAAACCAAAAGACTCTGATTGATCAACTTCACTTAATGTGTTATTTTTTACATCTTCAGATTCACCATAGTAGACACGGATAAAAGGCCATTGTTGTGCTCTAGTCATACGAACCGTTTGGTCCATAGTCTTTTTAGCTAAGTTTCTTTGATTTAGGACAGGGATATTAGAACTTATTAAAGATCCGTCAGGATCAACTAACTCATCAATTTCACCATCTTTAGTTTCTTTTTTAGTTTTAGAATCAATTAATTTATGAACTTGCTGTTTTGTTAATTTTTTACCTGATTTTAAAATTTTTGAAATTACATCTTGGATTTCTTCAAATACTGATTTATCAACTTCAATAAATTCATCTTCTTTCCTAGATTCAGATAATGTTTCAGATACAGAATAATATACACCAACTTTACTTCCTTTATCTTTCAAAAAGAAATAATAAGGTTTTTCAAAATATTCTTTATTCAATTCTATCATGATATAGTTTTTACAATAAATACTTTCATTTGTTGTATTTATAAGTAAAACTCATGGCATACCAAAATATAAATCAATATAACTACCCAAAGTTAAAGTTACAACTCATTTATGATGGGCAAGATATGTCTTTGGCGTCTGATGAGGTAGACTTTAATCAAGAGGTAGTTTTTTCTCCATATATAATAGGTGCCGACAATGGTGAGAAATTACCTGTGAATGTTGATTTGAATAGTCCATTATCAACTCAAAACTTAAAATTAACCTATGGTGTATATAACCCTAATAATGTTGTAATCTCAGAATCATTTTATGAACCTAAGGATTTACGAATTGATTGTTTTACCGCAGGTACAACTTGTGATATTGGTTTAACGGGAATAGATAATGGTTTAGTTGACAATATTGTTGGTGAAACTTTAAACTATACAAATGGTTTATTCACAGACGCTGTTAAGTTTGATAGAATGTTTTATGATAGACGAATGAAGTTTATTCAAACAACTACAAATGTCCCACAAAATAATAAATTTTCAGGAATACCAAAATATACGGCTTATGAAATGGTATCTAAAAATAATCCACAAGTGGGTAGATACGTTGAATTATATGGTGGGTTTTATCAAGGATTTTATAAATTATTTGGTTATGATTATGAAATCTTACCTGAAAGAATGAAAAAAGGTTGGTCTGTAGAAATGATCTTAAAACCTAGACTGATTAATGAATACATCCCAAAACCTGGATACGAAACATTAAATCAAATTTACCCAAATAATAAAAATACTTTATTTTATTTAGGAACAAGAGCTGAGAATAAATTTTATCATTATGCGGACGGTTCACCAAAATGTGATCCTAATTATGTTAGGGTTACTTCAGAATTAGCAGGATGCTTTCAAACATGTGCGTGTTGCAATTATGAAGTAAAGAATAGTAGATGTATATACGTATACCCACCAAGACCAATTGGCGGTGTCTACGATCCACATTTTAATTATGGTTGTAATCTTTGTCATGGAAATTATGAAACCAAACTTACTTGTGGTTGTGGTTGTGATTTAGATCCTTGTCTTACTTGTGGTTGGATGTGTTTTGAACATAAATGTAATACAATTATAGTACCTTCTCCTACGCCAACCCCGACACCAACCCCGACACCTAATTGTGATACATACCCAACACAAGTTGCATGTCCACCAAAACCTTGTTGTACAACATGTGTTAGTTGTGGGTGTGATAGTTGTGGTTGTCCACCCGCATATCCATCTGACACATTTTCATCAATTGAGGATACATGTGAAAAAGATCCTAAGTTTGATGCACTATCAAACAATTTCTCAATCAGATTATGTGGTGACCCAAAAAATCCCGGAATTGGTATTAGAGTTTTAAAAATAACGGGAGATTGTGAGACTACAGGAACATGTGTAACAGGACAAACATATGTAACTGGATACACAATACAAGATATTTGTACACCACCAATTTATCCTTTTTGTTTACAAACTAATCCCGCTTGGTTGGAGTACGAGCATTGGTTCCAACTAGATGTTGTATTTGAAAGATACACTTTTATTGATTATTGTGATTTAAGATGGTTTGGAGGTTTAGATCAGATAACAAGACTTGAGTATTTGGCATCACTTGCAAATAACACAGTTTCTTTGATTGAACCACCAGTTACAAACGGGTATGAAATTCCAAAACAAGTTGAAATAGTACAACTAAATCAAACATGGTTGGATGAGACAAAATTTAGAAGAGGAAGATTAAGAATTTTTGTAAATGGTAGAATATTTTTTACAATTGAGGATTTTGAAGAAGTAATACCAAGAGCTTTGGATACCGATAAAGAAAAACAAGTTGCGGTTCCATTTAACATGTCTTGGGGTGGAGGAACTCAAGGTTTACATGAAAATCTAACATTATCTGCTTGTACAGCAACAACAATTGGTGATTATATACAAGATCCTGAATGTTTTCCTGAAAATATTTTAAGTGCAACAACCTTAAATAAACTTAAAACTCACATTCTTTTAGAAGAAAATTTTGCAGGAACTTTTGAAGGTGGTATATCTCAATTTAGATTTTATACAGAACCTTTATCGGCACCTGAAGTCAAACATAATTTTAAATTATTGAAAGATAAATTCATGATGTTTGATCCTGATTGTCCTGTTTGTAATACTGAAACATGTGCTCCTAATGATTATACATATATCATTTCTAATGATGTGACAACAACAACTACAACAACAACGGGGTCAACAGGTAGAGTTTCTTTTACTTTAGGTTAAATCAAAAAGATATAAATAAGGTTATGGTTGTATTTATTGAGAAATACAATGAGTCAAATTATTACAATAAATAGTATCAATCACGACGGTGAATTAGCCAATGTTTTGTTCACGCCTGATAATGATCCTGTTGTAATAAATTTGGGTGATGTAACATTACCTTTGGTTTTTGAACCTTCGTTATTAATCCCACCAAGAGAAGTTTACGGAACATACACAATTTATACATATGAAGACAAATGTACTAACATATTACAAGTACCACGTCCTACACCAACACCAACACCTACAGTAACACCAACAAGAACTGCGACTCCTACACCAACACCAACACCTACAGTAACACCAACATACGAACCTTGTGCTTCTGCAACACCTGCACCAACACAAAACCCAACTCCAACACCAACAAGGACTCCAAGACCTACACCTACACCAACGACTACTCTTCCTCCTTGTTTGTCACAAACACCGACGCCGACGCCAACGCCGACGCCAACTACACCTCCAAACTATTTCGCATACTTGTTTATAGAACCTGTTTCAGGATCATCCGCAATTGGATCTTATATGTACGCAAATGGTTCTAACTTCTTTGGATTTACTAATGCTTCTCAACCAACACAAAGTCAGACACAATTCAATATAGATATGAATTTATATATGAATTATGCTTCATGGACTAATGGGCAATTCCCAAGTATAGTCGTTCAATCTGTTCCACAGACTACAGGTGGTGATGATGCATTTGGAAATCCAATTAGTAAATATAATTTCTTCACAACAGAAATTAAATCAGGTACAGTACTTTCAAAAGCGTGGTACACTTGGTTTATTCCTGTAATTGCAACAAACAATGAAATACAAACTGAAATCTACATAAATGCAATGGGTAACCCAACTCAACAAGAATCTGTTGGAACTGAACCTACAATTAATAGTTATTTAGTTAATTACACAGGATCAACAATTCCTTCAGGAACTTATCGAGTTTATACGACATTCCCTAACCAAATATTTAGATTAAACAATAATAACAATATTTATTTTAGAGGTAGTGATACCCAACCATAAAAATAGTATATAATGGCAAATCCGTATAAAAACCCACAAACACCTTTATTATCGGTTGGAACTTTTTCAGTTCAACCAAGTCAAACATTTGGTACTAATTTTAGTATATATGGTGTTGGTGGTTATGTAGAAGTTTATGAACTTCAGGATTTAATATACACCATACCATCAGGTTCACAAGGAGATATAGAATTTTCAGGTAATACAATTCCAATACAATTTCAAAAAGGTAGCGGATCAGTTTTTTCACCCGATGTTTTAACATTAAATTCAGATAACATTTCATCGGGTCGTAGAAGACTTGGTATGTTAGCATATGTATATTCAACACAAGAGATATTTCAATATAACATCCCAAATTATACAACACTTTGGAATAATGCGTTAGCAGCCTCAGGACCTGGAGGACCAACGGTGGTACAATCAAAATTTGGAACTACAGTTAAAAGTAATTCAGTGGCAGGAAAGGCACTAATTAGTGCTTGGACGGGGTCAACTATTCAAGGACACAGTGGTGGAACTGCGAATTCTAATTGGAGATTGTTAGATACAGGTGGTTGTTGTATTACAGGATTTACATATAATAACGATAATAGTTTTACAATATACGATGATAACGGTGGTGTGTTTACTGCATCATTTGATGTTGTTACAGGTTTAACCGTATCAGGAGGATCTTTAATTGTTAATGGTGTTAATATAACAGGAGACACTTATACAACAGGCGGAACATATTTTAGTGCGTCGAGTACGATTGATTTATATGATAATCAAGGTGGAATTATAAGTATTACAGGTGTTACGGCAACTGGTGCTGCAGGTTCAAGTGGTACATCTGGTTCAAGTGGTACATCAGGAACTAATGGTTCAAGCGGAACCAACGGGACTTCAGGTACAAATGGAACAAACGGTTCGAGCGGAACCAACGGGACTTCAGGTACTAATGGTACTTCAGGTACTAATGGTACTGATGGGACTTCAGGCACAAACGGAAGTAATGGTACAAGCGGGTTATCAGGGGTAAATGGTACTTCAGGTACAAACGGAACTTCGGGAACTAATGGTACAAACGGAACTTCGGGAACTAATGGTACAAACGGAACTTCGGGAACTAATGGTACAAACGGAACTTCGGGAACTAATGGTACAGATGGTAGTTCAGGCACTAACGGAACAGATGGTAGTTCAGGTACAAATGGAACTAGCGGAACTAATGGAACTTCAGGAACCAATGGAACCTCAGGAACCAATGGAACTTCAGGAACCAATGGAACTAATGGCACCTCAGGAACAAATGGTACTAATGGCACCTCAGGAACAAATGGTACTAATGGAACATCGGGAACCAATGGAACTTCAGGTACAAATGGAACTTCAGGTACAAATGGAACCAATGGTACTAGCGGAACAAACGGAACATCAGGCACTAACGGAACTAATGGAACATCAGGCACTAACGGAACTAATGGTTCAAGTGGTACCAATGGTACATCAGGTACTAACGGAACTAACGGAACTAACGGAACATCAGGAACTAACGGAACTAACGGAACATCAGGTACTAACGGAACTAACGGGACAAGCGGTACTAATGGGACAAGCGGTACTAATGGGACAAGCGGTACTAATGGAACTTCAGGAACTAATGGAACTAATGGTACAAGCGGTACTAATGGAACAAACGGCACAAACGGTTCAAGTGGTACCAACGGTACTAGCGGAACAAACGGAACTAATGGAACATCAGGAACCAATGGAACGAATGGTACATCGGCCACAAATGGAACTAGCGGGACCAATGGTTCAAGTGGAACGAATGGTACAAGTGGTTTATCAGGTGTAAATGGTACATCAGGAACTAATGGAACTTCAGGAACTAATGGTACAAACGGTACTAGCGGAACCAACGGAACATCTGCCACTAACGGAACCTCAGGAACCAATGGAACTTCAGGTACAAATGGAACTTCAGGTACAAATGGAACCAATGGTACTAGCGGAACGAATGGAACATCAGGGACTAATGGTACCTCAGGAACTAATGGAACGAATGGTACAAATGGAACTAGCGGAACAAATGGTACTAATGGGACTTCTGGTACGAATGGAACAAACGGAACTAGTGGAACAAACGGTACTTCAGGTACAAATGGTACGAATGGAACTAGCGGAACTAATGGTACTTCAGGCACTAACGGTACTTCAGGTACAAACGGAACTTCAGGTACAAATGGTACAAATGGAACTAACGGTACTTCAGGTACAAATGGAACCAATGGTACTAGCGGAACGAATGGAACATCAGGCACTAACGGAACTAATGGTACTAGCGGAACAAATGGTACCTCAGGTACTAACGGAACTAATGGAACCAATGGAACAGATGGATCTTCAGGTACAAATGGTACAAATGGAACTAGTGGAACGAACGGAACATCTGGCACTAACGGAACCTCAGGAACAGATGGAACATCAGGTACAAATGGTACGAGCGGCACCAACGGAACATCTGGTACTAACGGAACAAACGGTACAAGTGGAACAAATGGAACTAGTGGAACTAATGGTACAAATGGTACTAGTGGGACAAATGGTACATCAGGTACTAATGGTACATCAGGTACTAATGGGACTTCTGGAACAAATGGATCAAGTGGAACTAACGGTACTAATGGGACATCAGGTACAAACGGTACTAGCGGAACAAATGGTACTAGCGGAACAAATGGTACCAATGGTACTTCAGGAACAAATGGTACCAATGGGACTTCTGGCACGAACGGAACTAGCGGTACAAACGGAACTAACGGATCATCAGGAACTAATGGAACAAATGGTTCAAGTGGTACCAACGGTACTTCAGGAACAAACGGTACTAACGGAACGAATGGTACTAGTGGGACAAATGGTACCAACGGTACTTCAGGTACGAACGGTACGTCAGGAACAAATGGTACTAGCGGAACAAATGGTACCAATGGTACTTCAGGAACAAATGGTACCAATGGAACTTCAGGTACGAATGGTACTAGTGGGACAAATGGTACGAACGGATCATCAGGAACCAACGGTACTAATGGTACGAGCGGGACCAACGGAACATCGGGAACTAATGGAACCTCAGGAACAAATGGAACAAACGGGACTTCAGGAACTAATGGTTCAAGTGGAACAAATGGTACTAGCGGAACGAACGGAACTAGCGGAACTAATGGTACAAATGGAACAAATGGTACATCGGGCGTAAATGGTATATCAAGTGGATTGGTTTATTATTATGACGGACCAAGTGCGTCGCAAACAGTCCCAATTGGGTCTTTAATTACTGATGACTTATTATTATTTCCCGACACAGGAACTCAGACAATTATCACTACAACAAATTTTGACCCGGCGGATGGTGACACTAAAATAGTTCAATATCTCACCCCTGCAACTTCTTTGGATACAACAACAATAATTCCGGGTGTGTGGGTAAATAACTTATTTTCTAAAAAAACTGTAGGTGCGGGTACTCTTGTTTATTGGATTGTTATTGACGAGATGCAATCTGATGGTACAACGTTAATTTCAAATATTGCATCAGGAAATGCGGGTTCAGGTACAGTAATTGGGAATACTCAAAATAACTACATTTATAGTTTATTTGTACCCCTTTATCTATTGGCATCTGTAAACTCAAGAATTAGAGTTAGTGTTTATGCGAATACAACAGGAAACAACACCTCATTTAACATTGAAATGAGAAATTCTACTCTTTCAAATATTGTCACCACATTAGCGGCAAACATCGCGGGTACATCAGGAACAAATGGTACTAGCGGGACCAACGGGACTAGTGGAACAAATGGAACAAACGGCACTTCGGGTACAAATGGGACTAGTGGAACTAATGGTACTAATGGTACGTCAGGTACTGATGGAAGTAGTGGAACAAACGGTACAAACGGCACTTCAGGTACGAATGGTACAAACGGAACTTCAGGAACTAATGGTACAAACGGAACTTCAGGAACTAATGGTACAAATGGAACTAGCGGAACAAATGGTACTAATGGTACGTCAGGTACTGATGGAAGTAGTGGAACAAACGGTACAAACGGCACTTCAGGTACGAATGGTACAAACGGAACTTCAGGAACTAATGGTACAAACGGAACTTCAGGAACTA